TGCCAAGCGAATCCACCATTTCTTTGAGCAGAGTGTTGAGGTTTGCACCTGTAATCTTCTGCTGCGCGTTCTCATAGACTTTTGCGTCTATGTCCGCTTTAAGTGTAGCATACTTTGACATAATCTTTGGTTTTGTTAATCGTTATGTATTTCTATTGAGGTTTCTCCGTGTTTCACTTTGGCATCATAGCCAGACTTGATTGCAGTTATGATTGTATCGCTTCCCTTTGCCAATGCAGCGAAGCCAAACAACCAACCAACTGCCTGCAAGACACTCGGACTTATCTCTCCCATAGGAGGAAGAAGGAATCCGATAACCATAAGCACCAAAGAAGTGCACAGGCAGACCCAAAATACGAAATCGCCTAAAAGACGTTCTTTAACTATCTCGCCCATACACTAAAACTCCTTGTGTGTTATGCTGCCATCGTCCGTGTAGGTAACAAGCATAACATCGAAGTACACAATCTGGATGCTGATAACATCATTGATTGCATCGCCCTGTGTAGGAATGAAGTGCATCTTTCCGTCCTTGTCTGTGATGACGCAAGGCTTGCCTGCAACGATTGTGTTGTAAACTTCGAGAATCTGCTCCTCCGTCAACTTCGGAATCTGGTAGCCGTTAATCTCTGTGTTCTGTTCTGCGGTAACGATTGCACCCAGAGAGTTCTCAATCATATTGACAAGAATCTCTGCGAGGGCTTCCGTACCTGCTTGGTTGCCCTGCCCATTGACAAACCTATCAACGGCTGCGAGAAGTGTTTTTTTGTCCATATCCTTTTTGTAATCGTAACCGAAACTCGGATTGTAGTCTCGTGAAAAATTGAAGTCCATATCTTTATCTCTCTATTAAGTTATTATATGCTTTACCCACCTTCTTCACTACGGTATCGGTCTGGAAAGAACACTCCACTTCGGCATAGTGACCCTGCTCTGCCCACGTCACATTCATTTCGAACTGCTCCACATTATAAACCCTACCAAGCCCATCAGTGACTTTGATTCTATCGGACATACGTATCAGTCGCATAACGTCACACAAGTATTCTGGGGCGATGAACGACATCTTATAGGTCTTTTCGCTAATCTGCTTGATAGGGAAGAAATGACCGTTGCGCTCCTCGCCATCCTCGGTGAAGGAGTATTCTGGCATTCCTATTGTGGTGTCCAGATATATCTTGTTCTTGAAGTAATGGAATTGGTATGATTCCTCGTAAGGGACATAGCCTCCTGTGAATTCAAGGTTGTCTCTATTGTACCACTCAATGCAAACCTTCTTTGCCAGATTCTCTGGAGTATCGACAAAGATTACGTCCGAATAATACTCATCGTAGGTAGGATTCCACGAATCGGGATGCTGCACCACAATCTTGATATAGTACATACCCTTCGGAAGATTGAGTTGAGTAGTCGGGGCTGCAAAATAGGTAATCTGGCTATAGCCTTCCTCTGGATGGTGGTCTATAGTCAGTCCATTATCTTCCAATGCCGTTCCGAATGAATCCTCATCCTCCCCGAAGATTGCAAAAGCAAAGGAAAAGTCGATGTTATAATCTCCCCTTCCTGTGATTTGCTCCTCTCCGCAGCAAGCCTTATAGAACTCAATTTTGTCTATTCGAGTATTTGCTTGGTATGGAATGGAGAAGAAGAAAGGCACAAGATAATCGCTTGGCACGAAATGCGGATATTTCTCTCCGTAGGCGTACCAGAGGCGGAAGTCCTGTTCCTCCTTCTTGGGATAGAATGGTATGCAAGAAAGGTTGTTATTTATACTCATAGTAGAAAAAATAATATTTGCAACAAGAGTAACCCTTTCTCTCGCTGCAAATATAGTAAAAGTTTTTTATTTTCCTATATCTTGCGCCATACGAATACACTTGTAGGGCAAGATATTCTGTCTATACATTCTGCGCAGGCAATGCAGCCATCCTCTATGTAAGGAATACCGTCAACACCTATCTTGAACACATCGACAGGGCAGTCAGCAAAGTCGTAGCAATTACCGCAGTTGATACACCTCTCTCCATCTGCTTCTACAACAAATGTTCCGCTTGCGAGTTGGTTGCAAACAACGGACTTTGTTCCGCTATTCTTTGTCGTTATCCTATACATACCGAATCTCGAATTACCAAGATTCCTCTGTGCGGTAACTCGTACCTGCGCACTGCCCACACCTGTAGATTTATCTACAGAAAGCCACTCTGGAAGTTGCTTTATCTCCCACGTGTCGTTAGTGTCTATGGACAGGACTATTGTCTCGCCACTCTCTTTGAAGGTCATCTGGGAAGTAGAAATAGAGAAATGCCACTGCGCAGCAGCCTGCTGAACTATGAGTGTCACAACAAGGTTGCCAACAACAAAGTCAAAACCTGCACTTCTTGATGCGGAACTCATATTCGGCTGAATATGGACAATCGCATTTGTCGATGATTCCCTCTCGATAACACACCAACTTGACGAGCCTTGAATATGCCAATTATCGCTGAATGAGTTTACCTCAATATTGATAATTTTCTCTTGGTAATCCGTTTCGATAGAAGTTGGATTGATAGACAGGTACTCAACATCCTTTGTCGGCATCATCAATTCCATTTCCACCTCTCCAGAATTGGGATGATAGGTTTCTGTAACCCATTCGCCATCGCCCATCTTGGTATGAATCAAACCCTCTTTAGCAAACAAGGTTTTGTCCATAGGGAACACTACGCGCTGCCGTTTTACCCTCTGGGTGTCCCTTGCCGTGATATTGCCATCACCTCCTGCGCTCGTTTCGTATTGAGAAGTAGTTGCTTTGTCTCCTCCAAGGTTATAAACCCAATATACAAGTTCAAGATTATAGAAGGAAAGCCAACCGTTCTGCATTTCGTATATAGGAGCGATGAAGTCCATTCCATAGTTACCCACGGATGAAATAGGGCAAGTATTGGAGTATAATGTGGTACAAATGAGAACAAGAGCATCATCGGAAACCCTATCTGGAGCGGACATAAGCATATCTATGTCAGTAACCACGCCTGCAATCTCCGATTTCAATGTTTTTCCGTTACCTACATACTTGTTTTTTATGTCGATAGGGAAGCCATCGAAAGCCTCTGTGCAGTTTTCTCCCCAAGCAAATTCGTATCTATTGTAGAGGTCGGACTTTTTGTAGGAAATAGTATTCTGTCCATAGTCCCAAGCCTTCTGGTTTATCAAAGAGTAAATGTGCGTGAGGTCAACGAGGGCATTACTCTGTGCGTATGTGCCTCCGTTCTTAAACCAAGTGATATGCTCGATTCTAAACCTTTTCTGCTCGTCAATAAACCAATAGAGTTGGAAAGTCTTGCGAAGCATATCCAACACTTGCTTGAGGGTTATCTTGGCTTTTCTCGCTGCTTGATTATAGTACGTCTTTTTCACGTTTGTGGCAGGCGTAAGGAAATAATTGAGGCGAATGTGTCCATAAATGGCAGAGCCAACACTACCAAAAAGGAATTGGCTATATGTGGATGAGTTCTCAAACGATATTGAAGGGTCTGCCTTCGCAAGCAGAACTTTCAGCACACTCCACAAAGGATAGGCATCGTTGAGATTCCACGGAACATTCCATTGGTCGAGAGTTTGAGAGAGAGAAGGTGACGAATCAAACCAGAAGGACATAGGAATCCATCTATTCCAACCTATTGGAAGAACGTTGTCTCCTGTGGCGGTAGGTCTTGGTCTCACATAGTATTTCCCTTCTCCGTTTACTCCCCAAGGGGTTGGCTCGTCCTGCACTTCTGCGCTCACCACAATTCTATCTCCAAGCCCTGCAATACCAGAAGCCTGCATACAATAGCGATAATTGAGGTTGTTGGCACACATATCGGTAGAGGAAAGTTTCTTCACCGTACCGATAGCAGGATAAGGATTCGCAGTATCGAGGAGTATTCTGGCATACACATCGTGCTTCTGGGTGGAACTACTAAACTCCGATTCCCAACGCCACCTGCTTTCCTCGGAATCATACTTTCTCCATCCGAAACTACTTACAGACGTAGGATAGTTCACAGACGGAGAAGATTGAATCGGACAATCCTTATATCCAACCTCGTGCTCCTCATCCCATCCTGCCTCTCTTACCGTGACATATCGCCCCTGTGCATCCTTGAATGCAAGAGAGTACCAATCATCATAACCTCCTTCTCCAGAAGAATCCCAAATTCTTTCGTGATACACTTCCAGACGATAGAGACCATCCCTGCGGACAAACCTTGAGTTCTCTCCTCTATACGAGCCTACATATTCTCCGTCAAGTCCCCTTCCAGACCCACTTACGGTAATCACCGTTTCCTTGTCACTCACAACTGCGAAATTATAAGTATTTCTCAATGCGGTGTCGGTAAGGGTATTGACATCAATATCGGAATTCAAATCAACCTCGTAGGACATATTGCCGATAACGTTTGTTACCTTCGTGTCTCGGAACATATAGAGTTGAAGAATAGCCCTCTTTCGAAGCCCTATTGACTGCCTCTCTGGGGCTAACTTAATCAAGTCGTGTTCGTTGTTGATAGCAGACAGAATTTTATCGTAGTTGTCAGTGCTCGATACCTTGACTTTGCAAATCTTGTTATCCACGTCAAATTCGCAGTCTGTCTTTTCGAATTTACCCTTTGCGATGAGGTAGTCATCATCTTTGAGGTGTATTTCGAAACTATCTTCCAAATCCGAATTGTATAACAAATCAAAATCCTCTCCTACGAAGGTAAGCGTCTCTGTCAACTTCACCCTGCGATACATTTCCTCGTCCGCTCTCTCGCAGGACACCTTCAAATCATCGGCAAAGATAGCCTCTGCCGATGATAATGTGTCGTTTATATAAAGTTCTACTTTTACCATTATGAATTGCGTATTATTCGTTTGTTGTTTCCACTATACTCGATGCGTCCGTATGGTGTAGGGACTATCCTTACAGAATTCTGGTCGATGAGTGTCTGGATTCCTCTTTCCACTCCAGAAAGGTCGGCAGCAGTACCGCCATTCAATCCCATTGCAGCGAAGGCGAGAGCATACATATCTGCCATTTCCATTCCCTGCGTACTTTCGACCACACTCGAAGCCTTGCTATTGAGGATTGAAGTAGGCGAGTAAACATCCTCGAATGTGCCGTTGTTGAGTGTCTGGATGATGTTCTTTATCCTTTCAACGCCATACCTATCGACATTCTTCTTGTTGATTACCGCAACTGCCTCTCCCCTCTCAATCCTTCTCGGTCTGCCATCCTTGGTGCGTCCAAAATCTACGTCATTTCCACTTGCGTGGCTTCCTCCGTAGTTGATATACTCCATACCACCTTCTCCGTAGGTCTTGGAGTTAGCGAGGGACATTGCCTGTATCTTGGCTGCTGCGAAACTTCCCCACATCGCTGCGGTTGCTGCAATAGCAAGTGCAGTACCAACGAAAGGAATGGATGCGTGTGCTGCCCAGAGTTCGGCAGTGGCAGTGATGAGCGAACTTATCTGGGTCGCAGTATTGATACCTTCCTGTATCTTCTCCAGACGTTTCTTCTCTGCTACGGCTTCCTGCTCCAGAGCCAACTTCTCCTCATACTCCTTTCGGGCGAGTTCTACGTTGTTGGCATATCCGTTTGCACGAGCCTCCATTTCGTAGTCAAGAGCGGTCTTTGCTGCCTCGGTTTCCTTCTGCGCAGCCTCGATAGCAACTTCTGCCATTTCGATGCGCTTATCCATCCACTCGTCCATATACTGCAAAGACAGATTGATTGCGTTGTTGAACGAACTGATAAACTGATTCTGCTCGGCATCGAGTTCCTTGAAGATATTACCCTTTCCGTCCTCGGAAACCTTACCAAAGAACATTGTCCAAAGGTCGAACTTGCCTGTCCTTCTGGTCTTGCTCAATGAGGCGATATTCTTGGCAAGAGCACTGCGCATTTCAGCCAACTCTATCTTGTATTGGTCGGCAGTGATTTCTCCTGTATCAAGACGCATCTGGAGCAGGGCTTCCTGCAACTCCTCCTCCAACTTCAACTTCTCGATAGTGGCATCTTTGAAGGCTTTACCCTCTGCCTTGGCTTCTCTATATGAGCCTTTTTCGAGAGCAGTGTTAAGCCTCTCCCTTGAGGAAAGCACCCTTTCCGCCAGACCTGCAAGCACCTTCTCATACCTACCAGAGATAGACATATCCTCCTCGTCTATCATTTCCTCGGTAGGGAGCATATTATATCTGTCTTTGATAGAGTTCCACCACTTTTCGTAGTATTCCCAGATAATTTCCTGCCTTTTCATCTGTCTCTCCTTCTCCAGATTGACAATGATTTCGGTAAGGTATTTCTCCTGCTCTATCGTGAGAGTTCCTGCTGCCTTCTGTTCGTCAAGAATTGCTTGGTAATTGGCTTTTGCCCTCTCATAGCGAATGTTGTTGAGTTCGAGTTCTCTGTCCTCCTCGTCCTGTATGATATTTGCCTCGGATTCCAACCAATCCCAATAGTAATCCTTGAGTTTATCGAGCCTTTCCTTGCCCCTTTTAGGGTCTGGTGTAAGGAAGTCAAGACCACCTGTAGGAATTCGCTTCTCCAGATTGGAAATAGTGTCTCCGTAAGCCTTGATTTCAGCCTTCGCCTTCTTGTATATGTCGTATTGCTTCCAGATGTCCTTTGCACCCTTTTCTACGAGGGCAATAGACTTACGTATGTGCTCCTCCGACATACCTGTAGTCTGCATCATATTCTGGATGTAGTTATACAATCCTTCTACGTTCTGCAAGCCATACTCATATATCTTTGTTTTTCCTGCCTCTATAGCCTTATCCTCTGCGTCAATCTGCCCAATGTACGCCTCGGTAATCTTGTTGAGGAGGGCACGAGCCTTTGCCTGCTGCTTGAGGGCTTCGGTAATGTTGTCGAGAGCAGTCTTTGCCTTGCCCAGAGCAATCTCCTCTGCGCTATAGTTGGCAAGTTGGTCTGTATATACACCCTTGAGGACACTTGCAGCCTTGATTCTATCCTCCTGTGACCTGTTATAGTCCTGTGAGATATGTACCAAGGTTGTGAGTTTCGCTGCATCCTCGGCTTCTGCCTTTGCTACGGCAACCATTGCCTCGTGGAGCAAGCCCATAAGAGTGATTGCCTTCTTGGTTGAGTTGTTGTCCTCATCCTGCGCCTTTTTCTTGTCGTGGATTGCCTTTGCAATCTTCGGCAGGATTGTAAGGAGGACAAGGAGAGCAGTCTGCCAAGAGAAGATAGAGGTCATCACACCCTTCATAGCCACTGCCCAAGAGCCTGTCTCCTTCTGGACGCGCTTGAGGTTATCCACGAAGATAGGAACGTTGTTGGAGATTGCTATGAAGAACTGCTGCAAGGAGTTTGCGAGTGTAGGCATTTCTCGCAATACCTGCTGCGTAGAAATCTGGAGACCATTGAGAGCCTTGGAATAGTCACCAACGGAAAGTGTATGCTTTCCTGTGGCTTCCTGCATCTGCTTCATAACATTCATCATTCGCAGAGCCTCTGCCTCCCATTTCTTGCCTATCTCGGTATCGTTGCGCATTTCCGTTCCCATAGCATTGAGAACGTTCTTTACGAGGTTGTACTGCGCATAGAGTTGGTTATACGAGCCTGCCAGAGCGGTATTCGCTACTGCTCCGTTCTTGGTTGCTATATCCTGCTGCCTCTGGGAAGTAAGCAGGGAATTGATGTCAACTCCTGTCTCTTTGATAAGGGCATCGAGGGATGAGTAGGATTCAGCGAGTGTCTGCTTGATTGTCTGCTCCTCCTTTGCTGCCTTGTTCGCCTCCTTCTGGGCTGCGGTTGTGCCTTTCAGTGCTGCGGTGTAGTTCGTCACCTGCCCCGAAAGTGTCTTGATGAGTTGCTGATACTGCTTGCCCTCGGCAGAGAGTTGCTGCTGGGAAGCGGTCATTCCGTCCAGAGCAGCCTTTGCGAGTTCCATTTCAGCCTTCACCTTCTCGATAGCATCACCCCAAGCCTTATTGATAGCATCATTCGCCTGCACAATGTTGTTGAACTTCTCCTGTGCCTTTGAGAGCGAATCTATCTGCTTGGTGCAATACTTGATACCTTCGCCAAGGGTCTTGTAGGCATCATAGAGTTTTTCCACGTCCGCAGACTGCTGCCTTGTATCATCCCTTCCACCTTTCGATGCGCTCGTGGTGGAAGAAAGGGATTCGGCAACACTCTCGGATGCTCGCTTTACCTCCGATACCATATTCAAGAGTTCCCCTTTGACGGACTTTACGTGCTCGATAAGTCCATTCAAGTCCTGTTGCAGATTATCATCGAACAGGTCTCTGTACCTTATTGGGTTGTCCATTCTTATTTCCTCCTATTTCTTAACTTTTTAGCCTCGTTGTATTGTCTGGTAAGTCTCTCGAAGGCAGTGTAGAATTCCATTGTAGTATATTTCTTGATACCGCCACCGAATTCCTTTGCCATAAGCAGGCACATATCCTCGAACTGCTTATCAAACCTTACTTCTTCGCTTTCAGCACCCATAAAGCCCTTCGGATTCTGCATTCCGTAAATCTTGTCCGTTACGTCCTGTATGAGAGCCTCGTTATCCACGTCCTTGACAATGGCAGTAATCTGCAACAATGCCCTCTGGCGGAGAAGGTCTGTATAGTTCTTCTGTGTAGAATCCTCGAATACTCTTGGGAAGTATTGCAGGAGGTTTTCGTCAATAGCATTGCGTACTTGGTTTGCCAGAACATTCAACTCCTTGAGAGAAGCAGCATTCACCAACTGATAGAGGGCTTCAACGCCACTATCGGAGAAATCTGTCCAATCCTTTCCGTCCACACTCTTGATAAGGCACAATGTAGCCTTGTAGTGAATATCCTGCTCCGTAGCAACCAGATAAAGGCACTGACGCAGGTTAAGAAGTTCTTGGTGCGCCTTTTTAGGGTTGTTCAAGAAGTTGATAATCCTCGTTATGTGCCTATCTATGTCCTGTATTGTATCGCCAATTCCACCTTCTACCAGAAGAAACTTCGAGTAGCGGTGGAACTGCGTTACAGGTAAATCTTCCACACTATCATAGAAAACTATGTTGTGTCCATTTATCTTTTTTTCTAACATTCTACTTTCCTCCATCCAAACCCTCCTGCCGTTCTCCTTATAGCAGGGCGAGAATTTCTATTTACGATTTTTGCATTTATCACATCACTTATATGCGAAGTTGGAATTCCTGTTACTCTTTCCGCCTCCTTGAGACTTGAGAAACGAGCGATAGTCTCTCCATTGAGGGAAACCTGTTCTATAGTTGTTCTGTGGCGGTTTGATTTATGGTGGACATCATTGTAGGTGACATTGTACTGATACGTACACCACTCCAAGTTTTCCATCCCGTTGTCATCTTTAACCTCGTTTTTGTGATTGATAATAGGGAGATTGTTGGGATTAGGGATGAATGCTTCCGCAACAAGGCGATGCACAAGTTTGAGAGTGTTGCAGAGATTTACAATCTCATACCCATAATTATTACGGCAAGGCTTCAACATTTTACCCTTTCGCCTCCACCCCCTCAAATCTACTCTATCAACGGAGCGGACACGACCAAGGGAACTTACTTCATAGAAGCCTTCATACCCCTTCACTGATTTCCATATTTCTTCCATATCTCTGTAGTTTATTAACACCACAAAGATAGGAAGAAATAATGAATATTGCAATATATCTACCATCTAATGTTGCAACTGAATATGGGAATGAATATCAAGTACCAATGCACAAATATAGCCAAAAATACGCAGATTACCATTCCCAACCAGAACGATTGACAGAAATCGCAGGTAAACAACTTGTGGAAGAATTCGTTAGGGGCATTCACCTGTAGATATTCGAGGATGCCCCACTTCATAGCCAACGTCCGTAAAAAAATTACGGCAAGGGCTACAAGTATAATATATATTACAAACTCTATCATATATCGTAACTTGGGTTGAATGCCAGAGAGAATGAGCCATCCCCGATGTGCACATCTATGTTGGCAAGGTCGTTGATAGGATTGAAGTCTGGCTTCACTACTGCCAATTTGTCAGAATAGTTTGCCTTGAAAGAGAAGGAGAGAGTGTTCCTGTCTGGCTGCGTAAGTCCGTGCAGAACGAGGTCTCCCACGAACAGAGAGCGGATAGGGATAGGACGATATACTCCTCCATCTTGCAGAGCAATAACCTGTCCGTTTCCATTGAACAGGTACACGCCCAAGTCCTTAATCTGGGTGAGAATCTTGAGGGCAGCAACGATATGCTGCGGATAGTGACGCAGGGCAAAGGTCATCTTCACAGGGTTGATTCCCATTACCATAGCGATACCGTCCAGAGTGTCGTTTCCTCCTCCGAAAGTCTTTGCATCGCCTCCCTCGGAGGTTGGTGCTTCCACATACGGAGTGATTACTATCTTGGTGCTATCCTCGGCAGCGAGAAAGGCAGTCCAAGAAGCCAAGTCAGTGATAGGATTTGCCGAAGCAAACGAATTGCCTATCTTGGTGAAGGCAATCTTCTGCACCTGTCCGTACTTTACGGAACATCCCATATTCGGGATAGGTGGCAGGGTAGAGGGGCAACTATAGGTACTCATTATCTGTCAAAACTATTTTGGTAATCATCATTGAATGAATCTCCCATACTCAACCTGTTCGGCATACAAGGGACAGATGCCTCCATAAAGCCATCAATGCGAAGTCCTGCGAATGGTGACATCAAGTATTGATTCTGGGTATGGTCGTATGAATAATCGGCAAAAACATTCTGCGGTTTCTCGTAAATACGAGTAATCGAGAAGTTCGGAGAGTGAACATTGTGCAGAACACCCAGAATTTGCGCCTTAATAGCCTCTGTATTGCGTTCATCGGTTGGAAGTGACACTTTCCTTGTGTCATACCAGATAATGAGCGAGAAAGGGCTTTTTACGAGGTTTTTGTTCCTCTGGGAAATCTCCTGTGGGTCGCGCAGTGTGAAGAATGAGAAATTACCCAATTCCTCGCAGGGCTGAATCTTCTCGTACTGCCCCATTCCGATGTAGAGATTGGCAGAGGTCTGCTTCCTTCCGTTCTGTACTTCTGTGAGTGTTTCGCATATTCCCAAAGCATAGTCAAGCCAAGGGAAAGCATCGGCAAGAGCCTCTTGAATCTTCAAGACCTCCTTGTCGAACAATTTTGGGTCTGTCTTTTTGTGTATTCTATCCATTTATGTATGCTTTAAGTTGTGTCAATACTGAATTTGCCATATCGTCACGCAGGGTGGCGAAACTTTCGTCTGTAAGACCAAGGGTTTCCCTGTCTGGGTCGTACTTCTCGAAGTAGTCCTCAATATGTGAATCCCCCTCGATTCCATATACCTGTGTAGTGCCTTCCATAAAGTCAATATCCGCACAGATGGTGGCATCCGTGGTGCTCACGATTGATACTCCCTCGTGGGTAACAAGAACTCCCATTGAGCGGAACAATTCACCCGATTCGTGGGCTACATATTTCTTGCTCGCAGGGATATAGAAACCGAAGTATCTACGTTTCTCTATTGTTTGAGGGTGATAGATAGGCTTTGCCGTTCCGTCCCTCCAGACTTGCAGGTCGTAGTTCTGGTGTTGGTTAAGCCATATCATCCTGTCCTTGGTCTCGTCCGAATTGAAGAATCGCTCCAAATAGGTAAACAAGTCCTCGCCCAAGTCTCCAAGGGTGAGGTCTTGCAATTTCCTATCCAATTCGTCCAGATTCATTCTATATCGAACTGTATCGTATTCCTTTGTTATGGCATCCCATACAGATAGGGTCGAGACCCTTGGTGTCTATGGCAAGAGCCTTGTAAGCCTTGTCCAATTCACCCTGCATTCCGCGAATGCCCTGCCCATTTCCAGACAACTCAAAGAGAATGTTGTCCCTTTCTGCGTTTGCCTGTACCCTGTTCACTGCAACCTCTGGATTGAGAGCCAGAACACGGAGTGCGTCTGTGGCTACCTGCAACTGAATCACCTGTGCGAACTGATGCTTCTCCAGAAGGATTGCATCGGTAACGTCACAAGCCATTGTCACCATAAAATTCAGTCCGAAGTTGTTGCCATAGCAGTAGATATTATCGGACACATCCCAAAGATGTTTGTCCCAATCGTCTATTGCTACGTAGAAAGGCGAGAATGTGACGTATTTGCTCATCATACGGTACAACTGAACATCGCCCTTGTTGCAAGTGCCACACGGCTCTTTGCTCCAATCTCTGCCGAAGTTCACCGCCTCCATATACGGAGCGAGAGCAGCCTGTTCATAGACTACATACCAACTTCCGCCTGCGTTTATGTCCTCGTTGATATATGGAAGTGTCCAATCCAAATCAAACCACATAAAGCCACCCCTATCGTCAGTATAGGCGCAATCTTTGTAGGCGATTGCCTCTGGACGAGAAGAATGGAACAGGTAGAGCCTCACTTCTCCCACGTTGCCGTAGAACTGCAAGCCAACCTTGTTGAGTATGGTCGTAACTCCATTCGAGCGAAGTGGAGTAATCTCGAAACCGCAGACCTTGCCTGTATTCTTGGTGCGACCTTCTTTCCTGCCTGCACCGTCAAACAATGTCCTGCGGTCTATGATATTCTTACTCTCCAAGCCAACAATCTTCTCGGAAACGAACTTCGCCACGGCTTTCTTGATGCTGCCAATGGTGAGTTTCTTGAGGTAGTCAGCAAGGAGGTCAATCTTCTTCCAATAGTCACTATCCAGAACATAGTCGTTCTCACTCTTGAGGCTTTCGTACACATCCTTTCCGAAGCGCACGCGAGCACCCTTGTCGTAGATTCGTCCCTGTTCGTATGCAGGATAGTTGTCTGCCATATCCTTTGGCATTACGCCCCTCATTGCTCGGAGAGTAAGGAGTGGATGAGCCTCTTGGAAGTAAAGACCACTATCGGATTTTTCAAGTTCTGGTACGCCTTCCCATCCAACCAGAGTGGAAAATGCGTTTATAATGTCTTTCAGTCTATACATAATGCCAAAGATAATAAAAAGGAGGTGAAAGTAAAACCCTCCACCCCCTTGATTACTTACCTTCCTTTTGGGGAGGTTACTCGGTTACTTCCTTTGTAGGAATAGGATGCGCCTCGGAGTTAACCACTGACACAGGCATTGCGTAGGTGTCACCACCTGCAATCTCCGCCATAATGATAGGGTTAGCCTTGGTCTCGATGTTGCTATTGTATGCAACTACAAATGCTACATCGACAGAGAAGCCGTAGTATTCCTTCTTTGCGCAGGTGAGGTCTGCGGTTGCTGCGCCTGCGATTGCGCTCTGGTCTCCAACTGCCTCGTAGTAGTGGAAACCTACAGGAACGTCAATGTAAGGCATTGTTACAACATCCCACTCGTGACCTACCTTTGTGGTAGTGCCAAGGACTGCCTCGCGGTCATAACGGAACAGGAGGTCAACGTTACCGTCCTCTACTGCATAGAAAGTGGCGTATGCGCCAGAATCGTTTGCAAGGCGGTTGGTGAAGTGGAACTCCTTACCTGCCCACTCAAGGCGTTTGTCAACGATGTTGTTTGCACCCTTCTCTGCGAGTTTGTTGAGGAGAGAGCGAACACCCATATTGCCCACGATGTGAACACGACCATAGTAGTCGTTTGCGTTCATCATTGGCTCGATGTCGGAAAGAATCTCCTCACGAGAAGCCCAAGGAACTACGATAGTATCGCTATCCTCGGTGTAGATGAGAGTGTCTGCGAACACCTTGCTCTTGTTAGCACCAAGGGCTGCGAGGGCTGCGCTATCAAGGGCAGCACCAAGTACGCGAGCGCACTTGAGGTACTTCTTCTCAAGGTCATTGCGGTAGTCAATCTCATTGTTGGAGTACATCGCAGGTACAATAGTGAAACCTACGGCATAGGTTGCGAAGGTTACGCCTACGAGAGCAGAAGTGTTCTCTGCGTCAGCAATGGTACAATTCCTTACGTTGGAAATTGTGATTGCTCCATCGTAGTTGATTACAGGCATCTGGAGGGTCTTGCCCATAGACTTGATTGCCTGTGCCTTCATCTCGCTTGTGAGGAGTGGGTTTGTCTTACTCTGCTGAACAAAGAAGTCAAACGCACCGTACTCGCTCAAGCGATGCTCATTCTTGTCAAGACGTGGATTGTTGACACGAATGTTCTGTAAAACGGTTGCTGCTAAACTCATAACTTTTTTGTTTTTGGTGTTTGTGTGTTTTTGTTTTTGGTGTTTTGGTAAGGCTTACCCATTGCCTCGCTATTTTATCGGCAACTTGGCTACCTCGTACTCCTTGTAGAGTTTGTCGAACTCGTCTTGGAAAGACAGAGACGTTTTCGCAATACCCTTCTCGGAGAGCATCTTGTTGATAAGTTCCACTGCCTCTGCCTGTGTGGTCGCACCAGAGAGAACGGTGGTCGTTACCGTAGGATGACCGCCTGCACCCTTTGCAGGGGTCTTTTCGAGGATGTCCATTGCCTCAAATTCTTTGGTAAGAAGTTCCTTCGCAGTGAATGGGTTGAGTTTGTTCTCCGCATTGTTGAGCGGTGCGCCATTCTCATCGTGGAAGATGAGTGTGCTAACTCCACCTCTATCCTCAAATGAAGGATTCTTTGCCTTGATATTGGCGATTGCCTGTGCCACGAGGGTATTCATCACTGCCTCATTGAGACCAGACTTGAATTTAAGTCCCTCCTTTGCGCGAGCAATCTCGCTATCAATCTTGTAGTCCAAGAGAGCCTTCGCGTGGTTAGCCTTCTCGGTATCAAACGTAGTCTTGAGAGTGTTGAACTGCTCCTTGGTGGAAGTGAGTTCTCTCTGTGCGCTCTCCAACTGCGCTTTCAGTGCGTCATCGCCACCCTTGGCAACCTGTGCCTCAAGGTCGGCAATCTTGGTTTTGAGAGCATCGTAATCGCCAAACTTGCCTGCGAATTCCTTTGCTGCTCTTTCGAGGTAGTTGTAGGTCTTTTCGTCCCCAACCCTCTTGATACCCATAGCCTTCTCAATGGTTGCGTCCATCTGGCGATAGACCTCACCGAAGCGAGAGCCAATTACGGCATCTTCATCGTTCTTGGAAAGGGTCTCAATGGCAGTAATCTGCTCATCGGTAAGTCCTTTCAGCGCATCGTTTGCAATAAGAGTTTCTTTATTCAGCATAACTACTCCTCCTTCTTGCTTTCGGTTTCGGTTTTGGGCTGCTCCTCGGTTTTACCCTCGGCTTCACCCTCGGTTTTGCCTTTCCCCTTGCCCTTGCCTTTCAGTTTGGCAATCTCGGCTTCAAGTTTGGCAATCTTGGCATCCTTCTCATCGGTTGCCTGCTCTGCCAACTTCGCCTTGAGTGCTGCGATTTCCGCATCCTTATTGGCAAGTTCAATGTTCTTGTCAACGATACGTACATTTGAGTAAGTACCCTGCGGATGGAAAAGAATCTCAATGGTGTAACCTGCATTTTCGAGGTGCGCTTTCTCTACGGTCTCGAACTGCTTTACACGAGATTTGACGATTCTCGGCTTCTCAAGGAAACCGCCATCTGCATTCATCTTTGCAATCTTGAAGTGGACTGCACGTTCCTGCCCCTTTGGAACTTCGTAATTCTCTCTATGCACGAGAAGGGCTGACTGCTCTTTGCTTTGCATAATCTAATAGTGTGTTGTAAATGTTTTCTATCTTTTCTGCGTAAGGTATCTTGCTACCAAATTCCAGAATGTTGTCATTCTCGCGCTCGAATCTACGGATGAAGCCCATAAAGTCGGCTTTGAGCATCATAACCTCTGGTGCGATAAGACCTTTCTCGTGAAGGGTCTGCACCTGCTCCTGTGTCCTGTGCACGAATGGCTCAAGGTCTTTGAGGATGAGCATTCTCTGCATAAGCGCAGGATTGTGACGGTACGAGGTCTCTATCAACTGCTGACGGAGAGCATCAAGTTCGGATTCACTCGCTCCACCATCCTTTGCCTCATTGTATCGCTTCTGCAATACTTCTGGGGTGAGAGTGTAGAACTCGTTTCCGTAATTGACACTCGCACTGATGAAGGCAGAGCCATAGCGCAGCAGACAGATTGTAGTGTCCACCCATTCCTGTGCCTCCTCGAAGCCAGATTTGGTGCGGTTGAGTACATTGTCTTTGCTCTCGAAGGTGGCATCCACCTGCTTGTCAGCAAGAGAGGTCTCATTCAGTATGGTATTGTCAACACCCACGCAGGAATTGACAATGTTGGTTTCAAGCCTGTTCAACTCACCAACGTTGTAGTCAAGACTTTTCTTGTCTATGGTGGTTATATCTACAGGCTTACGAAGGTCTGGCTGACCCTCGGTAGGTATTGGCACGTTAATGAAACTTCCTGCGCCTGCAAGTTGCTTCTTTCCGTGACAAATAGGACAAAGGACGAGATTACCTTCTATGTCTGTGAGGTAACTTCCGTCTGGCTTCTGGAGGTGTCCCTTGTGGCAGATGTTTCCATCCTTATCGGAATAGTCACATTCCTCCTCGTAGGCACTATAAATAGGATAACTTGCATAGGTATCGAGGTGTTTTACACCAAGAGACTTGAACAAGTACCAATCCAGAGCAGACAACTCCTTGCTCAATGGACTACGTTTCACGTCTGGCTCACCCAGAGAAAGAGGCTCATTCCAGAAGAAACGCGCAGGGCAGTAGCCCAGATTGTGTGCGTTATCCGAAAGAAGTTCTCCCAACTGCGTACCCTCATAGGCATAGGTGCGATACGAAGCATCATCAATCACGACAACCCTTTTGTCACTCTTGAAGATTATCCACTCCATATTCTTGGTGCGTGGATTCACCTCGTATGAAATAACCTCGCTGATAGGGACGAAGTAGAAGTAAGGTTGTGGGTATCGGTCACTCGCGTCCTCTACGAGTGGCATATCAACCACCATAATGCAGTTGATTTCCGTCTGGAAGTATCTCCAAGCCTTCTGCGACCACACTCTTGGCTCATCCAACTTCTCTTGACGATACCATTCCCAATCGTCTCTTTCCTGTGTGTTGTGAAACTGATAGTTAAACGCAGGGTTTCGACCATCAAAGATTTTGGACAACTTGACAAACACATTCTCCGTAATCCTGTTGGTAGGGAGAGGGAATTTCAAGTTGTTCATAGAAGTGATAAACTTATCCTCTGGCAGTTGTGACTTCACGAAGTTCTTAAACTTCGTAAAAGGCAACGACATTACCGCATCAAGGTTGGTGTCAGTATGAAACTTAATCCAATCCTGCTGCGCTACTGCTTTCTGGATAATCGTCCTTTTACTTGGACGAAGTATCTCCTCCTTTACTCTTTCTCGGTCTAAAGCCATTTTGCGTTAATTCTACTTTTTCATCATCGGCAATGTGCCATCCTCCGTTATTGCTCATTCTCAAGAGCCTTTCTGCGTGTTCTGCTTCAAAGGCTTCGATACGGCTACCAACTTGTAACCGTATCGTTGTAACCTTTGACCCCATTACTCTGCGTTAGCAAGGTCAGTAAGAGGGTTGAACTCTGGTGATACCACCACTGCATCGTCACTCCAATTCGGTGCGAAAGAGAACGAAAGCGCGTTCTCATCTGGATTGTCCAGACCGTTGAGCATCAAATCGCCAACGAAAAGGCTGCGGATTGGAATAGGGTAATAGGTGGTTGCGGTAGCGGTGTCCTTGAGTGCCATAATCTGTCCGTCAGCATTTACGAGGTAAACGCCAAGGGAATCTTCGCACTGCAAACCCTTGAGAGCCTTGATAACGTTCTGGGTCATCTGGCGGATAGCGAAAGTCATATTGACAGGGTTTCTGCCGATAATCTTTGTTACGCCACCAAGGGTATCGTTGCCACCACCGAAGGTGATTGCATCGCCACCATCCGAAGCAGGGGCTTCCACATAAGGAGTAATCACGGCTTTAGTGCCATCGCTTGCGGTCATAAAAGGTGTCCAAGAAGCGAGTTTCTTGATGTCCTTCTGTGTGGAGAATGAGTTTTTGGTAGTTCCTGTGGAGAAAATCCTCTGGAAGATAATCTTCTGGATTTGTCCAAAATCCTGTGGACAGGCTGCATTAGGAACTGAAGGAAGGGATGCACCTGCAGGACAACTACAAATTGACATAATCGTAAGTGTTTTTGTGTTTGTGTTTCTTGTTCTTTTGGCTAACCCTTTGCCTTTACTCCTGCAAATATACAACATTTTTCGAAAATCAAGCAAAAAAAATTTGTGGTTTTTAATTTTTTTCATATCTTTGCCTCATCAAAAGGATTCAACAGGAGGTAAGAGGTCTGGAGAATCACGACAGGATAGTAGCCATATAGAAAAATATAAATTCTGTCGCGTCCCCTCTTACGGTGCGAAAGCACAGACGCGCAAATTTCGCCCCTCGTTGAGCAATCTTCGAGGGGTTTTTCTTTTTGATATTCTGCCGAACTTGTCAAGGGTTGTCCTTTAGCCACTCATAGGCAGTCTTATAAATCCGTACAGAGGGCATCACGAGAGTACGGTATGTGAGGATTATGATACTGAAAGAGTGTATCATTCGGCAAGCATCGTGAAGCAGATTATCCTGTGAATTGCCGATACCCAGAGTGATAATAACAAAGGGTGCGTGACACGACTGACCGAAAAGGCGGAAGCAAGACAAATCGAGGGCACGCAAAAATCAAGAGCGAGTACAATCGCCCTTGGGGATTTTGCGTTTTACTCTTTCCCTCAAAAACAAAAGCAAGACTTTATTTTTCTTATATTTTCTTACATTTATGGAACAGAAATTAAAAGCATTCCTCAATTCACTATCTCACGAGGAAGCCTTGGAGTTCTGGAGATTTCTTCGAACAAAAAAATTCTCCGCTTGGGTTGATTCAGTTGTGCATAGCATAAAAATCCAATAATATGTCAAGAAGAAAAGCAAAACCAACCGTGACACCTATAATCACAGGTGTTCACGCGCCAAAGAGAGAAAAGAAACTCTTGGCACTGCATTATCATCCAGACGCAATCAAAGCCAACATCAAGGAGTTGAAGGAAATGGCGGATGAGCAGCCAATCAAAGACTTGTTCGAGGATATTGGCGTTCTGGTAGAGTGGGCACTCCAGAGACTTCCCCTTGCTGCCCCTCCAAAAGAAACGGAGGCAGACGCATCCAAAGACGAGCCTACCTCCTAATGAAGCGAAGAAGTATTGCAAAGATAATACATTTTTCGCACTTCCAAATATTTCGAGACTTTTATTTGAGTGTCCCTTTTCGGGGCACTCTTTTAGTTTCGTCTGGAAATGCCCCTTCGCATAAATGAATATGCCTTCGAGTTGCCAGACAAAATCTCTTTCTCTACCGCCTGCGTAACGCAGTCTGGAGCATCATCGTGGGCATTGGCGGAGAAGGTACGCAGGAACTTCGTCATCTTGTCGTAGAACTTCGGGAAGCGAGTAGCCCAATCAATAGGCATAACCACGGTCTGCATCACGGTGCTTGCGTTGGTTATGATTCTGGTCTCCTTGTTCGAGTGGTTGAAGAAAGCCTTTACCTGTGCCCTCACCTTCTTGCGAATGGTGTTGGCGAACTGCTCTCCACCGTTGTTGCTCTCGACCCATACGAACTGCGTGCCTTGGGTATTTATCTGGCGAGGAACACTCACATAGGTTACTTCCGTTCCCTCGTCTGTCATCACCACATCGGTAATGCACAGGAACAACAGAGGCTCGAATCTCTTGGTGTGCTCGTTGTAGAAAGTATTTGGAGACCTGCGTATCTCATAGCAGAGGGAAACGAGGTCATCAGTTCCCTTGTCCGCCACATCGACCATACAACCTTTGCGTACCAGAGTTCCGTAGTCCGCAGGGTCAACATAGGTCTTGAATTCTCCGTACAATCTACCCTCGGCAGAACTTGGATTGCCTTGGTACAGGCACTCGAACTGAATAGGGTCGAGGGCTTTCGATGCGAGGAGTTTGCTTCTGGAGTGCTTTTCTTCCCAGAGGGCTTCACCTTCCTGTCGAGGGTCTATCTCCGTAGGAGCACCCATCTTCAATGCAGGGAAGTTCACCTGCACCCAAGCACCGAAGGGAATGTCATCCAACTGCGACATACTCTCCAACTGAATAATCTTCTCTCCAGACTTCTCAAGCCTACCAATCAAGTCCTCCTCGTGCCAACGAGTAAAGACAATCAATTCTTGGCTATTGTTATGGAGACGAGTGCGCACTACCGTGGTGTACCACTTCCACGCCTGTTCACGGATGAGCGCAGAGTTGGCTTCGTTGAAGTCCTTATAGACATCATCGAGGATGCACACGTCCACAGACTTACCTGTCAATGCACCAGAACGACCAACGGCACGGACGAATCCACCGTGTCCCACAGGTTCGCTCACTTCGGAATTGCACTGATAGACATTCTCCATCTTCATCTTGCCGTTATTGAAGAAAGTGTCGGGGAATACCGCCTTGTATGCCTCACTATTGACTATCCTCTGGACATCGCGGTTGAAACTCTTTGCTTGGTCGGCATTGTATGAGCCAATCACTATCTTGAGGTCTGGATTCAAGCCAAGCAGGAAGGACGGAAGGTATCTCGAACTGCCCTGCGACTTTCCGTGCTGCGGAGGCACAGAAACGATGAGTTTACGTATCTGTCCGTGGGCAAACCTGTCCAAGACCTCGTAATAGACCTTGTGGAAGTTCGTCATTTCCAATTTTGGATTGACATATCTGGCGAAGTTGGTGAATCTCTGGCTCGCCACATACCTTACAACCAACTCTGGGTTGCTCTTTATTCGTGCTATCTGTTCTGGTGTCATCTTACGAAGGGTTTTACGATTGTTCCTATGGCAATATATACCCACTCTGGTTTGTCCGAAGGGTAATCCAAGTCAACGTCCTTTGTTCTGGAGCGGTACAGATGCAGGGAGTACAGGAAATTATGCACTATCCACTCACAAACGAGGGATTTCATCGTCCTTGCATCGAATACTATGGTCTCGCCTCCGTGGGAGGAACGAATGCCCTCCAAGAAGTCCTGCATATCCCTCTTGGACACGAGGTAACTATCCTCGATATGCACACAATATGGTGCTACAATCACATTATTGCTCATCTATCTCTGTCTTTTTGTTGTCCTGTAACATATCTGCCACCTTTGCCAAGTCATCGAGGCTCGCGCCACCGAAATTGTACTGCACAATGGTGTTCTGGCTGACATCGTTGCCCTTGTTGATACCAAGCAAGTCCATTCTCTGCTTCTGGAGGTGAAGAAGGGTCTCAAGATACCTTGGGTCTCCTGCCATACCGCCCCTTTCCTCGTACATTAGGTCTATCTCCTCTGGGGTATAGCCTCGTTTCATAAGGGCAGCATATTCCTGCGGACGTGGAAGTTTGGATTTCTCGAAGTTCTGGAGCACTATAGCCTCTATCTCCTCCAGACGAGCAAGGTCTTTGGCGATATAGGCATCAATATTGCTCATATTCTCTCGCTTCCACTCCACGAGCACCTGCTCAATGTCGTGCCAGACCTGCACGTGGGAAATCTGGTAGCCATTCTTGGCATTCAAGTCCTCGGCAATCTGCCTGTATGTCCTACCCTTGGCAAGTTCTCCTACTGCCCACCAAGTATCTTTCTCTCTGTCTATCTGGTTACGGACTGCGTTGCCCATAACGAGTAATTGGCTTCTGGAAGCCTTCTCTGGTACGTGTTCTGCCATATTGTCTATGTATTTATACCGCAAAGATAACCCAAATTAACAAAATATCAAAATAAATTTGGAAATATCATTTATTTTGCATACCTTTGCACCAACAAAATGAAGCGAAGTATGACAAATCAAAACAAAATCGCCCTTGGATGTATCGCATCTACGTTCATCCTTGTTGCAGGAATAGCAATCGGGCACAAACTCGGCTCAAGCAGCACCACAATCATCAAGCACGAACTTCCGCAGTTATCCGAATGGGAGAAACTACAGATGGCTATCATCAAGACTGAATCGGAGTTCGATTCTCTGGCGGTAGGCAAGACCAAAGACCTCGGAATCTTCCAGATTACCCCTATCTATGTGGATGAGGTGAACAGGATTCTCGGAGAGGAGGTTTACGACCACGCAGATGCGCTCAATCCAGAGAAGGCAGTGGAAATGTTCTCTATCTACCAGAACTACAAGAATCCCACTCTGGACATCGACAAGGCAATCCAGAAGCATAATCCCAATGGTGGATATGGATATGCAGTGAAAGTTAAGAGAAACTTGGCGTTTATCAATGCCTATGAGAGATACAGAAAAATCATCAAGAACAATGAGTAATAAACTTTCAACAATCGCGTGGAAAGGGCGCACCACAGGTAACGACATCGCCCACTATTACCTCATCCCTCACAAATGCAATGGTGAGCAGGTGTTCACTCTGGAGACGCACGTCCTCACGGAGAATCCGCAGTGTTATCCCGAATTTGATATTGTGCGCAAGTTCGGCAACAAGTTCCTCATCGTTATCCAACAGGCTATGAAAGAATCCACTTGGCTCGCGGTTGAGGGGGCAATAAGGTTGTTCCATAAGAACGGCATCCCCAATAACGACCCAGAGGAGGAATAGCAATGGAAAATCTCACTCTCTGGAGCGAAAGGATGATGGGAGCAAAACTCCTTCTCTCAAAATTTAGGGATAAAGGAGTAAATCTGTTCCCCAAAGAAGGGAAAGACGGAAAAATATACTCAACCGCACTATATGAGTGCCTTCTTGATTCGAAGTCTATGGATAAGTTCCTCTGCGGAGGGACAATAAGATTCTTCGACCACGTAAGCAAGATGGGAAAACTCATAAGTTGCAAAGCAAAGATAGAATAATGGGACTTGAAAAAGCAATCGCATCTGGAAAGGAACATCGCAAACCATTCCACGGAGCAAAAGCAGTAGATACATCCTGCCGTAACCACGGAGGAAAGACCAAAAGACGCGAACACGGTCAATGCCCTTGGTGCGCAGGAAATCGCCAAGCCAACAACAGAAAACAACTCGAAAAAGCAAAAGAATATGGAAGAACAGACACAGAAGATTAACCGAAATGTCGAACATCCATCACACTACAATCAGTACCCCATAGAGACTATTGATATGATGGAGCGCATATTCGGACTTGAAGCCACAGAACTCTGGTGCGTTATGACCGCATTCAAGTACAGGATGAGGCTCGGACACAAGGACGATACGCAGCAGGATATGGAGAAGGAACAATGGTATCTCCACAGAGCAGACTACATCCGCGACAAACAAAAGCAGCAGGCAGCAGAACAATTCACCGCAGAAGCCAAGTTGAGGGCTATAAATCTGGCTATGCAAAACCTCTGCGATGTCCAAGGACTTCTACGCGAGATACGCCACATTCTTGGCGAGTAAGACACCTCGACACCTTTTAAGGGTACGGAGCAATCCGCGCCCTTTTATTTTACCCCAAAATCCTCCCCAGAAAAATTTTTCGGAAATTTTTTCCAAGCAAGGTCTCGGAAAAGTGAGTTGAAACTTTCGTTGCGAATTTTGAAGGGGGCAAAGAGTATCTGTTTTCGGTTTGGGGGTGGGGGTGGGTCTGGTCTCTGTTTGCCTCCTGCCTGCGTGGGGTCTGCCTGTTTTCATCCGTCCCAAACAGGCAAAAAGGGCTATTTATTAAATTTGTCTTGGCTCGGTTTGTCTTGCCTCGGTAATTTTTGAGACCAAAAACGGCAAATATAAATTTTTACTTTGCTTTTGCTCTGTCTCTGTGCCTGCTCTCGTCCTGTTTTGCTCTGCCTGTCTGGGCTTCGTCTCTGCTCGTGCTCTCTGGGTCTGCTCTTGGGCTTTGGGGCTTCCTGTGTGCCTCTGGTGGGCTTCTGTGGGCTATTATAATATATTTGCGTGCGTGGGGCGTTAAGTCGTATATTTGTGCGTTTGCGCTTCTCTCGTTCTTTTATTCTCTGTTCGTCTCTGTTTGTGTGTTCGTTCCTGTTTCTCTTGTTGTCTTTGTCTCTGGTTGTGTTATTGTCTTTTGGTTTTGTGGTGGTGTGGTGGTGTGGTTTTCGTGGTTGCTCTTTCCCTGCGGACGTAAACAGAAACAAAAAACGGGGCGCGGGCTGCGCCCTGTCTCTGTGTCTGGGTCTGTCGTGCCTTAATAGGCAAATATCGCTAATATATAATTGTTTCGTCCTGTTACCGTTATTTGTTTTTTCTGTGGGTCTTTCTGGATTGCTCGCGCGGTCTGGCTATTGATATAAAATATATTCGCTTTGTCGGTTGCCTCGGTGCTCGTGTTGCATCTGTAAAAGGTTGTATTTTTCATTTCCTCGCCTCCTGTCGTTATGCCTGTATGAATTTTATATAATATTCGCGTGCGGTCTGTCGTGCCTCTGCAAATAGTTTTCCGTATCTCTGGCGGTTTGCCTCTGTTCGTGCTCTGTCTGCCTTCGCTTTGTATCCTCGTGCAATTTCCAACAGATAATTATAGTTATCTTTGTGCTCCTCTGGTTTGGTTGGGTTTATATTCACTACTTCAAACAAAACGCGCTGCGCCTCCTGTGCTGCTCTGCGTATGTGTAATTTGTGGCGTTGGGTTGTGTTGCTATAGTCGCGAAATGTTAGTAAAATTGCTCCGTTTACATTCTGGGCTATCATTGTGCGATAACTCCAAATATCACTGCCATAACTGCGCAAATTGCTACCTTCTGCGTTTCTGTAATTTACAAATGCTTCTGCGGTTGTTGGGTTGTTTGTTTTCATTGTCTTGTTGTTTTTGTTGTTATACTTTGTTTTGTTTCTGTACTGCAAATATAGCGAAAAATATTTATATACCAAAATTTATTTAACTTTTTATTAAATAAATATCATTTCATTGTTAATTGTTATTGTTATTGCTTCCTGTTTCATCCTGTTTTTTAGTCTCTTGGCGTATGCTATTATTTTATCTTTGTGGGCTTGTAGTTGTGTATCGCTGCAATTACTGTATATTATATTTTGTTTCTCCTGTATTAGTCCCTTTGTATCGCTTATATAATAACCTGTTGCAGCCTGTTTGGTGCTGCCTCCGAAATAGTTTGCAAAGTAAGCAGCAGCGCGTTTGGTTTCCCTGTATTGCATAAATTTTGCGCTTTTGTTACCTTCATACGTTGACGGTACAAAAATAGAAATTCTGTTTTTTAGTGTTTCCATATCTTTATTTGTTTTTGTTGTTTCTTTCATCTGGTTACAAAGGTACGGCAAAAAATCGATATTACCAAATTTATTTTAACTTTTTTTGATTTTTTTTGATACCTTATATATAGAATATAAATAATATTTGAATTATGCAATATAAAAACAGGTTGTAAAAGTTGTTTTTTGTTTTCACATTTGCAGCCTCAACAGGAAACGACAACGGGCACAACAGGAAACAAAAATGTTACTTTTGCGCTCTGGGTCTCTGGGCGAATTGTGCCCACTTGCATATATAACAATTTTGTTACATTGTGCCCTGTCTGGGTCTGGTCTTGTGCTGCCTGCATCCCTCCAGATGCAACCGTAATTTTTAGACGGTGAATTTTTAGACGTGAATTTTCCGAAGTGCCACCAGAATTTTTGAATCTCTGGCGGTGAATTTTTAGAACACAAAAAGACCACCCGAAATTTTTAGACTTCGAGCGGTCACAACAAAAACAAACAGATGATATTTTATCTCTGGACGTACAGAAGGGACTTTGTTTCTTCTCCCTTCCCCTCGTCCTGCGTATAGACCTTTAATTCAGTGTTTTTCCTTCCCAGAGTGCGCATACCTATGCAGATGCCTTGCGCTATGAATTGAGCCTGTTTCTGGTCGATTCCGTGGTACTCGGAGACTGCCTTTCCCTTGTATTCAAAGATATAGAACTTTTCCATATTCCGCCCTCCTTACTCGCAGATGAGTTTTACATTCTGGAAGGCTATTTCTCCCTCCCTGCGGAGGTCTGCGGTGAGTTCTGCACGTTTCTCCTTGCGTATTCTCTTGATGCCGTGGAGATACTTGTAATCTTCCACACGATACTCACAGAAGGCATTTACAAGATTGTCGATTGCTCCGTGCAGGCAGGATTCAAACCTGTAGGATTCCCACGTTCTGTTGAGATAGTGACGTGTTTCCTGTGCCACTACATTGTACTCCTCGTCCCTTATAACTACATCGTGAGCGAAACCGCTTCTGGTGCTGCGTGATGTTGCTTTTGCTTCGAACTTCTGTCCGCGATAGGTGAATGAAAACCAAGTTGCCATAATGTTGTTTTGTTTGAATTGTTATACTTTGTTGTTGTTTGATGATGCAAAGGTAAGTCAAATTTTCGATATATCCAAATTTTTCTTGACTTTTTTATTCAAAAACAACATATTTCTTTCTCCTGCGGACAGGTACAGAGGTTGAGACCTTCTCCAGAGGCGTGAGTGTGCCCACTGCCTGCCTGTGAGTGTTTCCCAGATGATAGTCGGAGAACATTATCTCCCTGTCTCCCAGACCTGCCTCCACAAAGGCGTTACAAATAGCCTGTAGTTCCTTTATAGTCATTTCCTATTCCTCCACGTATTTAGCCCTTTCCTCCTCCAGAATAGCCCTCTCGTCCTCCTCATTCTCCAAGAACATAGAGATAATATACTCTGCTTCCTTTCCTTCCAGAAGTGCCTCAACAGAATCAAATGAGCGCACCTCGTCTGCAATATAGAAGTATTTGTCACACTCGGCATAATTACCCTTCTGGGCTATCGAAATAAACGCCTCTGGGTCGAGATTCTTGGTGACTACTTCCCAGAACTTTTCTGGCGTGTTCTCCTCGATTGTGGCAAATGAGAAATCTCCGAAAGGGTCTATGATTCTGTCGTTGTACCACTCGATAAATACCTTCTCTGGGAATGATAACAGATAGTGTTTTGCTTGTGTTGCGTTCATTGTCTTGTTTGTTTTGGTTTACAGGTGCAAAGATAAGTCAAATAATCGAGAAAACCAAATTTATTTTAACCTTTTTGCATTATTGCAGCAAAATTGTTTCTACATACAATCTGCCTACTATATCCTCCGTCTCTGTCTCCTCCTGTGCGAAATTCACTTTACAATGCCTGTCGAGAAGTCCCAGAAGGGTCTGGAAGTCTGGCACGTCTTGATATTTCACTTTCTCATCATCCACAACGAGGTTGAAGTCCTCGTCTGGTTTGAGATAATCATTGAAGAAGGTTTCCAGACCCTTTTTTGAGTAGTATTTTTCGCTTTTGATGCAGTCACCTGTAGTTACTTTGTATATCTTCATAACGCAGTATTTTAGAGGTTGATTTTCTGGGACGTTACAGAATAGCATACTTTATCTCCAAGAGTTTCGTACTCACAAATAAAGACATACACGCCTTTCCTGCGAATCTTACAGGTGCACACTCCTATATACTCTGTGTTTTCGAATCTATGGCTATATATGCCGTTTGAAGTGAGAATATTTACATCTTCTTCTTTTACGCGCTCGAAGATTGAGCGCACTGCGTAAAGAATACCGCTTGCTACCTCTGTTGTAATTGTTGTTGTTGTTATCATATCGTTTGTTGTTTTGTTTCTGGATGCAAAGTAAAGCAAAAAAATCGAGACTTCCAAATTTTTCTTAAAATATTTTTGGTAAATATTATTTTATACTTCGTATAAGAAAAATAATTCAAAAAATATTTGGAAATATAAAATATTATACTTACCTTTGCAACCGTAATCAAAACACAAACAACAATGACAGAGAATCAATACAGGAAACTCGCGGAGAACTTCGCAAAGTATGCGGACGTTTCTGTCCACTACCAGAGGTTTATTCCTTCTATGAACAGGAAGGTCGAGACTACAGGACTATTGAAAGGTATCGGAGTGGGCTGCAATGCAGGCACAATCATTCTGGCAAACCTCGGCTACGTCTATGCCATTCCCTTCGCGGACGTGAATTTTCCAAAGTCAAACCGTAATTTTTAGAGATATGAAAAAGATTTTCCACTTCATCTGCGAGCATCCTGTTCGCATCCTTGTAACCCTTGCGCTCCTGCGCCTTATGTTCCATTGGGGAGCACTCGGACTGCTCGTAGCCCTTCCAATCTCGATAATGTGGGAGAATGTAGATTTTTAGCCCTATGAAAGCAAAGGAACTCGCTGCCCTGCTTCTGCAATGCCCAGAGGCAGAGGTGATAATCAGCCCTGCCGACAAGAAAATCAACCCTTACGGAATGGACTTGGAACAGAAGGTGAAACGTGTATATAAGCCGTGCTTCTGGCACGTACCTTGCGACACAGAGCCAATCCAGATAGTGACAGAGAATTTTTAGACCCAGAATTTTTAGATTATGATAGTCAAATCTTATCTCATAGCAGATTCCCCAATCTGCGGAAACGACCAGATAATAAGCGGAACAATCCGTTACCCTTGGAAGGATTGCAAGGTGGCAGACGAGTTGGAAGCCCACAATGAGAAGGTGATTGCAGATGCCCTCGCCCTTGCTAAAGAATGTGAATTTTCCAATATTCGAGAGGTCAAATGCTACTACAAGGAGATACTGCACAGGCAGTGGGGAATGGTCTCCCAGAAGAAGGTACGCGAGATTGTCTGCCCATTCTCTCAAAAGAGTTAAGAAATATTTGGGAATATAATATATTATACATATCCTTGCAACCAGATTCCTCACAGGAATTTTTAGAACAGGAATTTTTAGTTTCACTTTTAACCCCATTGAATTATGGCACAGAATTTTTCAAACGAACACATTGATGTTTACCAGAAAGTTACAGACCGCATCCTCGAAATGATGTCACAGGGCATTATCCCTTGGAACAAGCCTTGGCACGGAGGTCTGGACGGAGCAATCTCCTACACCACAGGAAAGCCTTATTCCCTCCTCAATCAGTTGCTCCTCGGCAGGGAGGGAGAATATCTCACCTTCAAGCAGGTTGAGGCTGCGAAGGGAAAAGTCAAGAAAGGCGCAAAGTCCCAGATGGTTGTATTCTTCAAGCAGATTGCCTACAAGGAGTACGAGAAGAACGACAAGGGAGAAATGGAAGAAGTCACCAAGACCGTCCCTGTCCTCCGCTACTACAACGTTTTCCATATCGAGGACTGCGAGGGCATCCAGAGCAAACTTCCAGAGAAGCCTGTCTGCACACTCTCTCCTATCGAATCAGCAGAGAAGATTGTCAACACCTACTACGAGCGCGAAGCCTGCACTCTCCATATCCAGAAGTCCGATAGAGCCTTTTATGCGCCTGCTCTCGATTCAGTCACCGTTCCCCTTCTGGAGCAGTTCGATAGCGAAGCGGAATACTACTCAACTCTGTTCCACGAGACCACTCACTCAACAGGTCACAAGTCAAGACTGAACAGGCAGGAGATACAGGAAGGATTTTTCGGAAATGACCCATACGCCAAAGAGGAACTTGTCGCAGAACTCGGTGCAGCCTTCCTTTGCCACACGGCAGGTATTGACTGCGAGAAGGCAACCAAGAACTCGGCAGCATATATCCAGAGTTGGAGCAAGCGATTCAAGGAGGATAAGAGGCTGATAGTCTCCGCAGCCTCCAGAGCAGAAAAGGCAGTGAGATTCATTCTCGGAGAATAAAGAAAGGGCATCCCAAACGGATACTCTTTTTCTTTTCTATCAACCCCAAAACTCACGATTCAAAAACAAGCCCCAGAATCAACGCAAAAAGCGCGAATGATAACTTGTACCACTCGCGCCCTTAAAGTGTCTCAAATCGCCCAGAATAGGGCAAATCGGAGGTTATTTGCCTGCTATGTGCCTGCGGTAATACTGACAGACCTCTCCTTCCTTGTGTTCCGCCTTCATCGCGTCTCCCAGACATACGCCATTTTCATCGTATTGCTTGGTGTGATTGAACAGGCAGTTCTCGCAGGTGTCGGGAATTTTTGCATCTTCTCTCTTTTTGATGAATCCGCCAATATCCACAGAGCCGAAAACTACCAGAGCGATTGACAGGGCTACTCCCAGAGGAATCCAGAGCCACGAAGTAGCGAGCCACCACGAAGCCCCTGCAAAAATTTTTAGAGCCAGAGCCACTACGACCCATACGGCAAACAGAATGTAGGTTAACTTTTTCATACGTATTTTTTGAATGTTGCTTCCAAGGTTGCAAAGTCTCTGGAGAAAGCCACGTCCACCGATTTCAGTGCCTCCGTCTGTTTGATAGCCCAGATAATAGTGGCGTGATGCTTGCCGAATATCCTGCCTATCTCTTGCAGCGAGAAGCCTGTTTCTTTCCTATACAGATAGATAGCCATCTGGCGGACTTCTACGTATTCTCTCTGCCTGCACCTCTCCAGATAGTGATTGAGGTCGTTTCCATAGACCTCTGCCACCGCCTTGTTCAGTGCCTCAAAGACTTGATTCTTGTATAATTGAGTTCTTGATTCCATAATTTTTACAAGATACGGAGATTTTTACTCTCCGTATCTATTTGGTTTTCAGTTGGTTAGAATGGAAGGTCATCCTCTGGATTATCCTGTGCAGGTGCTGCGGTGGCAGCAGGGGCAGGAGCAGCAGCCTGTGAAGTGCCGAATTCCACGGTCTTGAGGTTGCCCAGATAGATTGTTTCCTTGGTCTCCTTGTTGTAAATCTGGATTGAGTGCGTATTGCCATACTCATCCGCTCCGTCTTTACGAGGAACAACGTCCACAAAGATACACTTCTCCCCTTTCTTTGTTGTGCCAATCATATCCTTGGGGATTTTCGATAGATTGAGCATTCCGTTGAGTTTCTTTGCCATAATTATTTTTCGATTACAAAATTTGTTTCAATGTATTTGAGTGCCTGCTCGTAGGACTTGCCTGTGATTTCCATTACAAAGTTAATCACATTTCCTGTCTTTCCGCATCCGAAGCACTTGTATATCTGGTGTTTTGGTGAGATATACATCACCTTCTCCGCTCCACAGAAAGGACAATTCAGTATGTAATTGTTGCCTCTCTTGGTGACTTCCACCATTCTGGCTGCTACGTCCTGTATCTTGACGGATGAGAGAATCTTGTCGAGGCGAGCCATTGTGACGTGGGCAGGTTTTTTGTCCTCAACCCCTACTCTGCGGAAAGCGAAGTCCTTGTCCTCTGCGATTCGCATACACTCCTCGTAACTTGTGGTTGGAGGGATGCTCACGTCTCCACCTTCATAGTAAGGGCAGTTGGCAATAATCCACTTGCGGACAACTTCTCGTTTGTCCTCCACTCGGTTGACATATCTTCCGAAGCGGTAAATTTCTATTTGTGTTTCTGCCTTCATACTCCTACTTGTTCGGGTAAATTTCCTGTGCGAAGTTCCTTCCGTCTATCTCGTATCTGGACAGGTACATTTTTGCTCCTCCCAGAACGATAGACTTGATTTCCTCCCTGTTCTCGATGCCAGAGGCGATGATAGCCTGCAAATGTTCTTCGGTCTCCTGCCCTGCTTGACAGAGGACTGCTCCGTTGTGTTCTCCTGTGTTCCTGTCCCTATGGATAACCAGAATGAAGTCAAGATTACCCAGAAGCCACTGAATGATGCGCAAACGAATATTAAGCATTTCTCTCCTCCTTTGTTACACCGTCACCATTACCGTCTATTGTGCCCTCTGCCTTGCGAGCCTGCAACTTGTTAAGATTCTCCTGCGCCACCTCGTTCAAGTCCCAATCCATCACGGTGCAGAGACCTGCCAACTGCCAGAGAATATCTCCTGCCTCCTTGCGGAGTGCTGCTCTCTCCTCCTCGACAAACTCTTTCCTTGTGGCAATCTCGTTGACGAATTTTCCGCCAATAATCGAGTGTTCCTTGCGGATTGATTTTGCTACCTTCGAGGAGAATTCTCCTACCTCTCCAACGAGGTTGAGCATCATATATGCGAAGTTGTTGGATGAAGGCATACAGGTAGTCATTGCTGCCTTCTGGTACTCATTGAGTGTAAGTTCTTTTGTTTCCATTAGCCGATTACTATTTAAATGTTTCTACTATTGGTGTACTGATGAGAAGGGATAAGGATGCCTTCGAGCCTTCCCATTACGTGCTGCTTGATGGTTGAATTTGGAACAGGGACATTGAATCCACACAGTTTCAAACACTGCTCCTTGCGCCTCTGGCGATAGGTTTCATAGTCCATTCCCTTGGGTCTTTCATTAAGAATCTCTCCGAAAGGAGCAACATTGATTCTCAACACTTCATTGTTACTTGTGCTCATTGTATTCTTTTTTTAGTTGTTCAATTTTCTTTTGGTTTTTCTCGTAGATTCGCATATTCCTTCTTGTTGTGGCGTGCTCCCACTTCTCGTGGTGCTCTGGACACAGGATATTGACGTTTCTACAATCGTGCGCCATTTCTGGGTGCGCTCCCCTTGTCAGTATGTGAGATACGTTTATTGCAGAAGGATGAGTTATTGGCTTTCCACACTCCTCGCAGTAAAGCGGTTTATGCAGCAGGCAGAATTTGTAGAACTTCTGGTTTCCCTCGGCATTGTTTCCTCCGAATTTTTCCTTCTGGATTTCCACTCGTAGGAAGTGAGGCATCGGGAATCTATATTCGTCCTCGCATAGAGGCTCATAACCCCTCTTTACGCAATATTCGTACTCCTCTCTGGTGCTAATAGGATGAATCGGCATTTTTGATACACACCTCCAAAGCCTTCCTTGCTTCCTCCACCTTCTTGTGCGCTGCCTTAATCTTCCTCAAGTCATCGTGAGAATATGGAAGCGGTGCACCCATACAGAAGGCTTCAAAATTGATTTTCTTCGTGCAGCCAAGAGAGTAAAGTTCCCGCATATAGTCGAGCCATTCGAAGATTCTAATCCTTGGAGGCTCGTTATCGACATCATAACGCATTTCGTCCATACCGATGAAATGGTCTCCAATCTCCGCTATCTCGCCAACTTTGCCACCAACCCATCCTTCAAAGTCCATTTCGTGACGCAAACAAAATGCAGACAAATAGGCGTTGCAGGCTGCTTCAAAATTTTCTTTAAGTTTCTTGTTCATTCTGGGTCTTGTATTATTGCGTAATAGTTTTCTGCTGCAAACCTCTGTAGCCAAGCCACGAACTCCACTGCTTCCGCGCTATCGAGTTCTTCCCACTCCTTCACTCTGGTGTGCCATCCGTCAGCCTCATAGTGCTCATCCAGAAAGACAGGACACTGCCTTTTCAAGACCTCGAAGGTCTGGGCTTTCGTGTAGTCCTCGCCATTCTCGTGGAACACTCTCTGCATTTCGGGAACTGCATATCCAAAGACAAAGTTTCGCAGTTTCTCGCTTGGCTCTTTCGGTTGTACCTCCACTCGGATTATTACCGCCCTCTCCTTATTCAAGGAGCAGAAGTCTTTTAGGACATCCCAAGGGGCGGATAATTCTCCTCTGGTGCTTATCTTACCTATGATGGTTTTTCGCTTTACCCTCATCGTGCTATGATTCTCCAAAAGACGAAGCAATCCGAAAGGGCGTGCTGAACTTCGTGGATATAGGTAATTCTCGCGCTATACTTGGCAGAGCCATTGTGAATCTCGATTCTCCACCTGCCTTCTTCTGGTCTGGCAGTGACGATAGCCTCTCCCTCGTTACGGAAGAATACCTCCTCGCCTGTAGAAGTGTCGATTTTGAAGCCGTTGATTTCAAAGAACTTTTTTGAGATTTCGACAGGGACGAACAGGTTTGCACACTTGATTACGTCCACATCAGCCTCGAATAAGTAACCGTAGTTCTGTGGGTCTTTGACCCAATCACCACATCGTAGATTTCGTCTGTCCATACTAATTGTATCTAAATTCGTTCAAGATTGTCAAGTCGAATGTACTTCCGTACTTCTCGTTGATTTCGTAGAGGAGATTGGCGAGAGTGATTCTGCCATCATCCACAAGATTAAACTCGATTACACTCTTGCCATAGCCATTGTTACGACCTTTCTCGTTGTAAGCCCTCTGGGGCTTGAATTCGAATGGTATGCGCAGGTGAATGAGGGTGGCTGCAATCGGATAAAGATTTTTAGCCCAGATAGTGTAAGTTATCATTTCTCCGCAAGTGCTAATTTGATTCTGTGAAGTGCTTTACGTGCTTCTTCCTCCGTTTCAAAGAGGTTGCCCATCCTTTTGAGTTGTGGGCAAGCCTCATTTGTCGGAAAGGTACTATCAACCTCCATAAAGGCGTTGATGAAATAGACCCTACTCTGCTCCATTTATCTTGGCGTTGAGTTCGTCCACTCTTTTCTGGAGAATGTCTCGTCTTACGACCAGAGCACCCTTGTTGAGATACTCATCGAGTGTTTCGCAGTGAGCCTTGAACTTCTCCCGTGCCTCCTCGGTTATCATATCAAACTCGCAGAAGTCAGTAAGTTTCTCGCCCTCCATAGAGAGGATTGATACCACACAGGCGCGATAGATGCCTGTCTTGAATTCGAACACGTAGTTGAAGCCCTTTGCTTCTGCCTGTTCTACGTATGTTCTTCCTGCTTCGAGGATATTTGAGACCACCTCAATCTGGTCTTTCGCAAAAATAGATGCCATAGTTATTAACCTTTTGTTGATGCAAATATATGCCAAATAATTAACAATTCCAAATTTTTCTTACCAAATCGTACAATCTCTTTGTCTCATAAATTCTTCGGTAAACATTGAGAGCCACCAGACCTCGTGCTGAATGCCATCGTGGGTGAGTGTCCTGCTCTTGAACTCGTAACCCTTCTTCTTGAGGTCGTAGATTGCATCCCTGTAGGAAAGGATGTGGAAGTTCTCAATCATTGTCCTGCCAGATACAGGCTTTCCTTCCAGAAGATAGATGGCAAGTTTGTTCAACTTGGTGCTGCGCTCCTCTTTGATTGCAGCGATTTTCTCTGCGTTGCCGTTGATTGTTGACCAACCCTCGTTGATGATGCGGTTTCTCTCGATAACCGCCTCTGCGTTTGTGTTTGTAATATCCATATTATAGATTTTAGAATGATTCTTCTCCGCTCAATTCTTTGACATAAGTCTCCTTGAATACCGATTCTCCTTCTTCATCGTAGAACTCGATTCGTTGGGTTTCCCAAGATATTGACCCTCCGCTATCTGGTGGAGTGAAGTAATCTCCCCTGTCGTACCAGAAGTTGCCATACACGTGGACATCTGCCTCTACAAGAAAATCCCCTACCTCGAACTCCTGTGAAATGTCTATTGATACCTCGCCATCATAGTCTGGCTCGTAAGGGTAATCGCATACCCATTTCTCCAAATCGTCTTTGATAAGATTTATTGCTTCTTCTCTCGTCATACCTTGTTTTGTTTTGATTACAGGTGCAAAGGTAAGTCAAAAAATCGAGATTTCCAAATTTTTCTTAATCTTTTTGCCAAAAAGTTGCTTCCGTCACAATCTGGATTGCTATGTGGTGCACCCAGAGCATCAGTTTCTTCTTTATCTTGAAGTCTGAGGTCATAAGGAACTTCGCTCCCTTCACGTCCTCCACTATCACTTTACCGTCTCTCTCATAGACGAAATCAGCCATATAGTGACACGCCTTCTCAAGAACGATTGTTTCTTCCTTGTCCTTGGTCTTGAGGTGCTTTATTCTCTTTCCGTACTGCGTAGGTATCAACTCATAATCCACCTGCCTCTGGAGATTGGAAATTTTCCCTTCCTTCTCCCTGTTGGACAAGAACAGATAGCGAGAAAATTCAATCTCGCTATCGAACTTGCCAAACCTGTTCTCTATTTTGTGGTTTCCGTACTTGGCTCGCATAATATGAACTCTTTTGCGTAAGGAAGGCTCTCCACGAATTCGCAGAAGTTGCCCCAATCCTCCTTCAACTTGTGTTTTTTTCTCTGGTGGTACATTGTCTGCAACTGCTTGTAGTTGGTGCTCACTCTGGTGAACAACTCTGTTCCCATAGGGCAGTTGCTTATCACAATCATAAACGCGATGTAGGTGGTTTCCTGTAGGGTGTTGGTATAGACGGTTTCTCCATTACCCAGAACGAATCCCCACTCCTCAATCTTGTTGTCCACGACATAGTTGTAGAAGTTCACGTACTTCTGCATCTGCTCTCGCATTTCCGTTGTGACATACTTGTTGACGCACTTCGAGAAATCCATTTTCGTAATCCTGTGCATCATAGAGGACGAGGAAACATAGTCAAACCAATGATACCTCTGTAACTGCTTTGTGATGTACTGCGTGTAGGTCAAATCAAAGGACACACGGATGCCTGTAAGGAAGTTATCGTGGCACTTTACATTCGGGCTATCAGCACTCGCCTTGCAGAGTTTTTTCGCCCTTTCAAGACCTTTTTCGAAGTCCTCCTTTGTGTAGGCAGGGGCTTCGAGCCTCATAGCATTTCTACAGGAGACAATGCTTTCTTCGAGGTCGTAAACTTTTGAATTTGTGATTTTCAACATAACTATTCTGTTTTTACGTGATAACGTTTCATAAACTCTATCTGGTGCTTGCAGAGAATATCCACTGCCAGACATATCTGCTCGCTCTTGTTGCAGTCAATAGTAGGCTTATTCTTGCCGTAGTAGAGATTCTTCCACCTATGGATGATATGCTCACACTGCAACAGATTCTGGTTGGTGGAACTCTGGCTCTTGCTTGACTTGTAAACCCTCTCCCAGACAATATTTGCGCACTGACACAGGATGTTTATCAGCATACAGGCGGACAGGACTTTCTGGCGGTCTATTGGCTCATCCTTCATTACGTTGGTGAACTGCCAGAAGGCTATTGTGAGGTCTTTCTTGATAAACTCATCGAACTCATCCATCATATCGACAATGAAGTCCGTTTCGTCAGCATTGAACACTCGGAAGAAGTCCTTGTTGAAGGCACTATAATTCATCTTCCACCTGTTCTTCAACTGCTTCATTTCCTGCTTGCACTCAATCGGAGCGATGTGCTCCCTGTAGAGTTGGTAAGCCATATCCATCATTATCAAGGGAAGTATTGGGGACGCATCCCCATCGTTTCCTCCCATCCTCTTTAGACCCTTGGACTTCAAGTAGGTATCGACAATAGTCTTGACTGAAATATTATTCTCCGTAGCCATAATCATTCATTTTTTCGTGGAAATTCGAGTATGTTTCGTTACCCTCCAGACGGATAGGAGTATCGAAGTTGCACCTTCCGTTCCTGTTCTTGCGCACCCAAGCATCTATGGTGTTATCGAGGAATCCTCCCATATCGTCCTTTGCTTTTTCAAGCATAATCACGAGGTCGGCATCCTGCTCGATTGAGCCAGAATCTCGGAGGTCATAGAGTTGAGGACTTCTGTTCTCGCTCGCGCTGCTTCTGTTCAACTGACAGAGGAGCAGGATAGGAATATTGCACTCCTTGGCGATGTTTTTCAGTCTGGCGGTAATCTCTCCCAACTGCTGCGCCACGGTCTTGCCTCGTGCATTTCCCAGAGGGATGAGACCAAGGTAGTCAATCATTACGAAATCGCATCTTCCTGCTTGGCTCTCCACGACTATTTTTTGACATATCTCGTCAATACTGCGAGCCTTGTCGTTGATGATGAGATTTTTGTTGATTACCTGCCCAACCGCCTTATCGAAGTTCTGCCAATTCATATTGCGAGAATGGAACTCGTAAGGAGAAAGGAGACCTGTAGAGAGCAGTATTCTCTGGACAAGTTCTTCCGCACTCATTTCAAGAGAGAAGCAAAGAGCCTTCTTCCCTACTTGGCTTGCGTGCAGGGCTATCTGCATAGCGATTGTTGTCTTTCCCACAGAAGGACGTGCAGCAAGGACTACGAGATTGCCTCCTCCCAGACCTCCATAGGTCATAGAATCAATGGTCGGGATAGTGGTCGGAATCTTATTCACTTCTCCGCTCTGCAACCTCTCTGCAAGGTTATTCACAATGGTATCTGCGCTCTGGCAGGATTCGTCTCCCAGACCTTCCAGAACTTTATCGGAGAAGTTATCGAATGTGCCGATAATCTTGTCTCCTGTGGCACTTCCGTTGCTGATGCTCTGGAGTACGTTCACGGCTGCTATGTATGCCTGCTGCTTGATGTATGTATCGACAAATGCCATTCCGATGTCGGAAAGTCCGCGCATACCATAGTATTCTCCAATGTTGTTGAGAATATTGTCCATAAAGAACTTCTGGTCGCACTTTGGCATTACGGTCACGATGTCTATAGTCTCGTGATTGTAGTGCATATCCAGAAGGACGTTCCAAGTGTATCTTGCCTCATCCCTGCTGAACATTTCGGGCTTTATCATTCTTATCACACTATCAAAGAGTGTGGAATCCCCAATTATGCCTCCAAGAATTTTGTTCTCCATAACCCTTGTGTCTGGCATTGTAAAATCTGCGAGTTGAATGTCTCTCTGTTTCATTAGAACTGCTCTTTATATTGTTCGTAAGTCATACCAAGTTCTTCCCAGATAGGCTTCCTTGGTTTTGCCTGTTGTGTAGGCGCAGGTGCTGCTGCCTCGAAGTATTCCTTTGCAGGATTGTAGAAGTCACGCCATCCCTTATCGAGTGTCTGCTTGATTGATGCTATCGCCACATTTACGTCACCACCAGAAACTCTTTCGAGTGCCTTTATCCTCAATTCCAAGGCGTGATGTGATTTCTTTTTCCATTCTGGATAGCAGAGCAGGTTTTCCCATAACTCCCTCAACCTTGGACTATCGAAAGGCAAAGCCATTTCTTCTTTCTTTTGTATATCTTTAGATATACTTTCTTTATTATTCTGTTTATTTATATCAGCCAACAAACTTGTAGGGTTGTCAACTTTTTTGACAGGGGGTAAAGTTTTGTAAGAATTGAAGGTCACATTGTTTACCACCTTCTGTGTCTTGATGATTAAGCCCTGCTCGATGAGAGATTCCAGAACATTGATAACTCCCTGCTTCGACATAGAAGTGAACTCCTGCAAATAGGCGAGCGAGCCATAGAATTGTGATTCTCCATCTTGGCAGAATCCGTTGATGAGGGAATAAACCAGAAGTTCATTTCCTTTAAGCCCCAACTCGATAATCATACGACCTGTAACGGTGGTGTACGTGTTCTCGTTGATGTACTTATATTCCTTTTCCATAAGAAAAATAAAAACCCTCGTGCAAAGCCCGAAACTTCTTCACACGAGGGAACTACTTTACGTAGATTATACCTCTATTTGCCTACAGGTTTCGGGTCTGGTCGGCAATATATATTGTGTTATTATCTTCTGTCAAAAAGGGCGGTTTGGCTTCCGCCCCCAAACAAAACAAAGAATGAAAACAATCATTCATCTGTCAAACAACGGTGCAAAGTAACGCAAAAAAATCGACAATTCCAAATAAATCTTAAAAAATCGACATTTTTGTGGTTTTTCTTACTTACTCTTGAAAAAGTATGCAGAAAAATCAAAATAAATTTGGATATGTCAAAATTTTGACTTACCTTTGCCATCGAAATCAAACAAGTAACACGTATGAAAGTGTATGATTAGATTGAAAGAAGCAATGGCGAGGGCACGCGAAGAAGGTCTGTTCCGCAGGAAAGGAGACCTTGCCCAGAAGATTTGGACGAATAGTTCTCCCAAGTCAGCATATATGAATCTTCTTAACCTTGAATATGGTAATAGCAAGAAGATTGATGTTGAGAGTGTGGCTATCATCTGTAAGGAATGCAACGTGAGTGCAGACTACCTTTTCGGACTTACCGATATGCCGAACTATCAAGCAGAACTCAAAGCAAAAAAGGACGAGGCAATCGCAAAGGCAAATGACCTCATCCAGACAATATCAACCCTTTAATTCTTATCAGTATGAAGAAAGAAGAAGTAAGCCCGAAGTTGGGCGTTTATGAGATTGCGCAGGATATTACTGCGGAGCAGATGGCTGCGGTGTTCTTCGACCAGAATGCCCTTCGTGAGCCAAATTATCGCCTGTGTCAGTTGAATGCTCGTGGACAGAGGTACTACTACTCTATGAACGAGGCAGGAACAGAACTCTATCCATCCGTCACCACCATTCTCAAGAAGGTGATGCCAGAAAACACCTTCCTCACCTCTTGGAAGTTGGATATGGGTCGTGAGGCAGCAGATGCCTACACAATGGACAGGGCGCGTTTCGGTACATTCGTACACGGAATGTTGCAGGAACTCGTGGTGACACGCAGGTTTGACCTTGGCTCTATCCGCGAGAAACTTGGCAAGTACATCGAGAGAGAAAAACTCCCTATGTCCTTTATGGAGCACGAGGAGGAGGCGAAGTTCGCTATGCTCTCATTCGCAAAGTGGATGCGTGACTATGATGTCCGTCCTCTGGCAGTGGAGATTTCCCTCTATCATCCAGAACTCAAGTACGCAGGTATGATTGACCTCGTATGTTCTATGCAGAAATATCCGAAGGGAGACAAGAAGGACAACGGAGAGCGCGTGACCGCAATCTGTGACTTCAAGACCACCACAAAGGATTTCCACGATGAGCACGCCATTCAGTTGGGTCTCTATCGCCTTATGTGGGACGCAACCTTCCCAGATGTCCAGATAGACGAGATTGCCAACGTATCGCCAAAGGCTTGGTGGAATACCGCAAAGAAGGCAGTTTCCTATCAGTTCGAGTGGCAGAGCGATAACGAGGTGCTTCGCCAGATTCCTCACCTTCTGGAACTCTACAAACTCCTTCCTACGGAGACAAAGAAGATTCCTCTCTGTGGCGGTATCATTGACTTGAACGAGGACATTGATAGCAATGTTTCAGTTCTCACTCTCGAAGAACTCATTGAGAAGGGACGCGAGAAGATGGAGGAGGACGAGAAACCTCTGTTCGAGGAGTAGTAACATAGGAAGATGAGTGTGGGCAGCCATAATAGTCGGGGCAGAAACCGAATCAGTACATATTCATCTTCCTTTTTTGAAACATAGGAGGGCAGGCAGGTGACGAGTGATGAGGCAGTCGCCCGATTTTATCGGACACCTCGCTGACGAGCAAGGGAGACACCAAAACCTACCTGCATACTTGCCCTCCACTTTTAATCAATCACTATGAGCGGAAGAATTATAAAACAAGACAAGGCAAAAAGACTGCCTTTCCCTACTATTGGTCGTATCGCCTGCGGAGAAAAGAGCGAAAAGGGCTATCCTCGTTCCCTTGATTACTTCGTAGCCTCTGGAAAGTACGCATCGCTATTCAAGGATGCCTACGGAGAGAAACCAGATACCATACAGATTGTTTTCCCTTCGGATGATGCCGAACTTGTCTGCCGTGAGGAATACGAGTTACGCGATGCAGCAGGAAAACTCGTTTCTTCTGGAGACGGAGAGACATTCAAGGTCTGGAGCGATAAATCCAAGTCCTACGTAATACTCAACACCAACGACCACCCCAACCTTATGGAAATGGTGAGCAGCAAGTACCCGAAGTGCGAGTGGAAGATTACCCTCACCCTCAACTTCATTGTGCCGAAAATTCGTGGCATTATGGGATTATGGTCGTTCTCAACGAAAGGGTCAGCCTCAACTATCCCACAGGTGCGCGATGCCTTCGATGCCCTTCTGGAGCAGAATGGACACGTATCTGGAGTAATTTTTGACCTGTCCGTCAAGATGCACAAGAGCAACAAGCCAAATGATTCGAGCCGTTATCCTGTAGTGATGCTTATGCCAAACGAGAGCAGAGCCAATCTTGAAATGATACAGGAGGCGAAAAAGCCAATAAATTTGCTCGAAAACCCAAAATAAATTTGGAAAATCCGAATTTTTGACTTATCTTTGCCTCTGTAATCGAAAGCGAATGAATAAGCAACCAGAGATACCAAGGAAGTGTATTAAGTGCCCTCTGTTTGAGGGAATATCCTACAAAGGGGGCACAATCATTTATCCTTACTGCCATACGGATGGCGTGTATCGACCAATCAAAGAGGGCTACAAATGCCCAAAGACGCACAGAAAAATATGAGTTACAAGAAATGCCCACACTATAGCGATGGCTACTGCCTTAATGAGACAGACGCATTCGGAATGAATCACGCCTGCATCCAGAGGAACGATTGCCCAGAGGTGATGAATATGTACTACAAGCAGAGAGCCAAAGAACAACTCGAAAGATTGAAAACAATGAAAAAGAAATAAGTATGAAAGAGACAGAACAGGGGGGGGTATAAAGTATTGTGATGAATGCCCATTCTTGGGCGTTTTGAAAAAGAAGTTTTACTGCCCTACACACGAAATAATTTTTGAAGAAACAGAGAACATAATAATCCCCGACATTTGCGGAAACAAACAAGAATAATATGAAAACATTTTTAGTTGCCACCCTGCTTATCCTTATGGTGCTATTCTTTATCTTCATCGCAGCATTAGGCATAGCATTCCTGCACATTATCAGTGACCTTTCAAACAACGAATACGAAGAATAGTTATGCTCATAGAACTCAACGACATTGATTTCCCATATACCGTAATGCCGTATATGAACGCCACAGGTGTCAAACTTGTGGAGATTCGCAAGAAGGATGCGGACGAGAACTCTGGCATAGTTCTGGACAAGGAGTTGTGCATAGAGTTGGCAGAAACACTTAAATTCGTAGCAGATAGATTATGAGTTATACCAAGGAAGATATACTCCGCTCAATGCGTGACCTCAACAACGAGATAAACGCCTGCATAGACAACATTATGTTGGGCAGAGGCACAGGCAATAAAACTCTCGAAGGCAATGCCCTTTTCAAGATGGAGAGCCTTATGGTGGGCACGCTGCAGAATCTCTCTGTATGGATGGATTTCTTGCAGGAGGAGACAGGGGTGAAGGATAAAGCCATAGCCTTCGTGGAATCCAATAGGGACAACCTAGATTATATCGAAATGGAAGGAGGTCTGTATGGAGACCACTTCATCGAAGCATTCAAAAAGCATCTGGACAATGGTACTACAAAATAGCGATTACACAATACAAGGACAGGAATCAATCACCATCAAGAAGGAAACTCTGGAGAGATTGAGAGACCACTATCTTGCCGTGGCAGCAGAAAAAGACGGAGACCACATTATGCGAATGCTCTACGTGGGTAAGGCGGATATATGTATCGACCTGTTGAAACACTTTGATATGTTGGAGGTATAGTATGGAAATCACAGACCTGCAAATAAACGATTGGGTGTACGACAAGAGTTTTACGCCCTCAAATTTCCCTTGCCGAATCTACTCCATAGAAGGACGATACCCAAGAAGGGATAAAGACTTCAACGATAAGCCATTGATTGACGTATGGGTTGGCGATGGATTTCTTTCTTCTCACATAGAGAATATAGAGCCTATACCAATCACTATTGAGATTCTTACGAAGAATGGATTTACAAAAGTCAACTCACAGAGGTATGACTATGGATGCCCAGACACGGATTGCTACGTGAAAGTCAACCCGAAGAAGAATACGATTAACGTAAACGGAAGAAATGCAAATTGCAACCTGTACTATCACTCCTTTATCCACGAGTTGCAACACTCGCTTCGCCTCTGCGGACTGAACGAATTGGCTGATAACCTTAAAGTTGAATAATATGGAATACGCAATAGGAACGAAAATCACCTTGGAAATAGTGGAAATACTACAACAGATAGAATAGATATGAAAGTAACGTATTTTGGGGCAGATTGGTGTCCGCAGTGCAAGGCACTGAAACCGAAGGTAGAAGCCTTCTGCAAGGATAAGAACATTGAGTTCGAGTATCTGGACGCAGAGGACAATGAGGCAAAAACAACAGAGTTGAACATACGCAGCCTGCCTACATTCTTTGTCTATGACGGAGAGCAGTTAATGGCACGTGGAACAGGAATCGCAGAATGGGACACGATAAGCAAGGCTCTGTAAAAATCGAGGAATCCATAGCCATTCTGGACAATGTGATTGGCTCATCCAACCAACTCTATGAATGGTTTGCCCAACACTTCGATACAGATGTGGATTCCCTCAAGAAGAACTACAACATTCAAATCACCCTCCAACCAGATAGCAATACGGCAGAGGTAAAACTCGTAAGAGTATTCCGTACAACCGTTGAGGTCTCTGGGGATGCAGTACAAAAAATCCGCCAACTTGCAAAGGAGGCGGAATCAAGGGCTAAAAGTGGTAGTTCACGCCAAAACCAACGTAAAAACCGAAAGTAGGCTTCGAGGTGACAGGGCATACAAGTCCCACTCCTGCCTGCAATCCGTAATCGAATTTTCGCCATTCTTTTTGAGTGGCGATTTTTGTTTCTACCACGGTCTTTTGGTACACATAGATGCTATCCAACTTCGGAGACACGCCAGATACATAGGCGCGATAAGTGGAATCCTCATACACCTTCTGTTCCCTCGGAAGGTACAACGTATCTCTCCTTACCAGAGTGTCCACCAGAGCGATTTTTACCGTGTCGTGGGCAACCACCCTCTTTTCGATAAAAACAGGCTCTGTGACACGCAGAGTATCACGGATGATAACTTGTTCCACCTTGGGGATTAAAGCCTCAATTTGAGCCTCAAAATGGCGTTTGGCGAGGTAATACGAGGCAAGTGCACCAATGATAAGGGCGATAAGAATACTTACCGCCCCATAAAGCCACTTATTCATTGATAAGTTTGAGCACCCAACTCTTGACGGTAGGATAGGCTGCGAAGCATACAACCGCCACTCCGATGGCGATAACCCATTCCTTCATCCAGAGAAGATAACCTAGTGAGCCGATTCCTCCAATCACTGCGAGGAATGAGCCGAAGAAGTAAAGAATCTTTTTCATATCTTATTCGTAATAATGAAACATTACATCCTGTGGCAGACTTTCGTCCGCATCGAGGTGTATGAAGTTCTTGCCGATACCTATTCTCGTGATACCACATTCGAGCGCGGATTTCACAATCTTAATCCTGTTGGTGGAGGTGGTACAGAGAATATCCACTGCCTTTCCTCTTGTATGTGCGGAGTTGCCTGTTCTTCCCTTGCTCAAATCGTGCTGCTTCGAGCGGTACGCACAATTCAGTACCAAAGGAATATTTGCTCTCTCCCTCACCTTGTCCAAGAGGGCAAGAAATGCTCCGTCCATATCCTCAATGGAGCAGGACGGAACACACTTCTTGAATTCGCTCGCTGAAAAATACTTACTCATTGGCAAGGATTTCGTCAGCAATCTTCTTGCACTCTGCCACGTAAGCCTCGTGAGCATCCTTGTCCTCGGCATCAGCCTCGCGGTCAAAGGCAAGTGCAATCTCGTCAGCAAAGTCGTATCTCTCCCTTACGAGGGCATCAATGATGCACTTGCGAGACACCTCTGCTACTACGACCTCGTTGTACTCGTACTTCACGCCCTGCTCAACTCCCTCGGCATCTACGTCTGGAAGTTCAACAACATTGTAGCGAACTACGAATTTCTCGTTGTCCCATTTCTCGAAAGGCAGGGGACGTACCTTACTTGAACACTTTTCCATTTGCAATAGTATTTAGTTTATGTATGAGATTTCTTGTATCTCCATATTTCATCCAACCTTGGTAACTGCCACACGCATTGTGCGTTTCCTTGGCAGTCATTCCTTTGTTCACGCAAGTTAGCACTTTTTTCACAATTCTCTGCTTTGTGCGCTTGCGTATTCTTGTGTAGTCGTGGAAGAATACATATCCCAGAAAGTCCAGACCTCTGGCTTCTATGGGAAAGACCTGCCAATTCTGCTTTACCGTCAGTTTCAGTTCGGTCTGTATGTATTCCCTCATATCCCTAAACAATTCGTGCAGGTATTCCTTGCTGCTGCTCAATACTACTATATCATCGGCATAGCGAAAGTAATACTTCACGTGCTTCTCCTCCTTCATCCAATGGTCGAAGTCCGATAGATAGACATTTGCGAGATATTGGCTCAAGTAGTTGCCTATGGGCAAGCCTGTATCGCTCTCGATAATCTCATCCAGAACTACCAATAGCCTCTGGTCTCCTATCTTCTTCCTTACCTTCTGCTTCATTATCTCGTGGTCGATACTCGGATAGTATTTCCTTATATCAATCTTGAGGCAGTATGTTGTACCCTCCATATCGGAGAGTGCCTTCTTCACCGCTTTCACTCCTGCGTGTATTCCTCTGCCCTTTATGCAGGCGTAGGTGCACGATGAGAAGGAGTTTACCCAGATAGGCTCTAACACATTCATAATGGCGTGGTGGGCTATCCTATCGGGGAAATATGGTAGTCGGGAGATTTCTCTCTCCTTCGGGTCGTGGACAATGAACTTTGTGTAGGGCGAGGTTTTGTATGTGCCCTCCCGAAAGTCCTTCTGCAATTTCAGCAGGTTGGCTTCCTTGTTCCTGTCGTGAATCTTTATACCATATCGGCACTTCTTTCCCTGTCGTGCCTTTTCGTCCGCAAGCAGGAGGTTTTCCATACTTGCAATCTTGTCCATTAAATTATCTTCGCGCTTCATCTTCGTGGTGTTTATTTGTTGGTGCTGCATCGGGTTTTCATCCGCGCTACTAACTCAATGATTTGACCAGACATTTTTTGCCAAGGGGCAAGGTTTCCGTGTGGGAGCGGTGTAGGCTCTGTAATACAAAATAACTAATCTCTAATAACACCAATATAGACGAGAGCCAATATTCGCATTCGTATTCGCAGGCGTATTATTCGAATTCACGTAAGCGAGACCGTCATTCGTGCCGTTATTCGCATTACCGCCCAAGTGAGCACCGTCCACATCGGACAACCGTTTTAAGTTTGTTGGCTACTTGAAATACATTGCACCTCTGTTGTGCTTCATCAGTGTTACCCTCCTTGGGAACTTGTCCAATTCACGCAACTTGTCCAGAACGTGCATAATCTCTGGTGAGCCTGTCCATACTTTTCTTTCTTCCGTGCTTGGGTCATCCAGATTCGGAATGATTTTGAACAGATACTTTTTGTTTCCGTCCTTTCCCTCTATGTCCCCGAAGTAATCGAGCACCCAGAAGGTTTTTCCAACCAAGTCAATCTGTCTGGCAGCAGGACAGGAAAAGACTTTCCTTTCCCTGTCCGTGTCCAGACCTAAACACGCAAGACTTCCGTCATCCTCGATTTCATCAAGGGGTCGGGTTGTCGTGTTCTCGTTCATCGCAGACTAAATTTTAGACCAACAAAGACGAGAGCCAAAAGACGCACCCGTAAGCGCAGGCGTAATATTCGAAAGCACGTAAGCGAGACCGTCAACCGCGCCGTAATACGCAGAACCGCCCACGAGAGCACCGTAGATAGTACCCTCTGCGTGTGCAGTATAGTGATAGTCGCAGAAGAATGTGCTTGATGAGCCAGAATCGTCTGTGCCGATGAGGTCTCCATAAACGCGCTTCTCCTGTGGCAGTGACTGCTGCGATGCGAGGATGTACTTCACATAGCCGTTGGCTGCTGCATCGTGACCCATATCTACGTATGAATCATTGATAGTGTCGGCATACTTCGCACGGTTACGAGAGATATATACCTCTTGATACTCGCCTGTACCACGAGCGAGGAAGCCATCTGTCCACTTCCAGATGTGACCGAAAGGATTTTCGATACCACGGTAAGAAGGAACACTCTCGCTATGCTCGCTGCCGTAAGTCTGTGCCTGCTCTGCGTTGAGGGTGAATGTCTTTACACCTGTGTTGTTTCCCAGAGAGTTGGTGAAACCGCAAGGGATGATAGGGCAGTATGAGTTGTAAGTACCCCAATTTGAGAAATTACTTACACCACTGCCAAGACCGCCTTGGTGGAAACCTGCTGCATCGAGACTTGGGTTAAAGCCCTTCTGTGAGTTGAGAGTTGCGTACTCAATCGCAAAGAGCCAGAAGATGTCGGTGTGCATATTCCAATCGTAGCAGCCCCAACCTGTACCGCGATTCTTACCGTACTGACGGAATGTACCAAGAGAAAGAACGGTTGCAGGAAGTCCCAGAAGTGAGCGGTATGTACCGTCCCAATCTGCATTGTTGTTACCACCACGATACCTTGCAGAAGCATTTACAACAGATGAGAGAAGGTTGTTCTCCCTATCTACGGTAGCCTCATAAGCAGATACGAGGTAGCGAGGAACGAGGATTGCTCCATCGAAAGGGAACATCGAGATTTCGGTGTCCATATAGCCCTGTGCTGCGTTGAGAGAGGTCTTGCGGTAGTGCGCAGGCACTTCCACCATAACCTGTCCTGTTGCACCAGAAAGGTCGGCAGTTGTACCGTCCTCTTTCTTGGTTGAATCGTTTGCACCAAGGTAATACAGAACATCGCCTGTAGAGTTTACAACGCACCTGCGCATACCACTCTGGACAGGAAGGTCACGATGAAGTGACGCATCACCGATACGAGTAAGGTCTGGCGAGCCGTTGTTGAAGTAGTGGCGGACACCGTAAACTTGGTCGTTGCGGTAGTAAGAAACAATCTGCTTCTTCCAAGTGCCATCCCAGATGAACAACGCAAGTTCTCCATCTACGATTGAGAAGTTACCGAATGAAGGGTAACGACCTGCCTCACTTGCCAAGAAAGCCATTTTCTCATCACCTGCCGTGAATGGGTCAGCAGGCGATACGAGACCGCCAAACTGAAATCCCTTGCCAAGCGAATCCACCATTTCTTTGAGCAGAGTGTTGAGGTTTGCACCTGTAATCTTCTGCTGCGCGTTCTCATAGACTTTTGCGTCTATGTCCGCTT